TATTTTAGGTTTTCCGTCAATCCCAAAACGTGGAATGTGTGTTTCATAGTTCGTTATAATTGTATCATGGTTTCTATATCCGACAAGGTATATCTTAATTAGATATGGTAGCTATGGGTTTGATTGGGTATAGCACATATGCTTCTTTGGTGGTGAGATCGGAGCATAGCAGTTCCTATGAAAGAAACTGCCAAACACATTGCTTCCTCGTATGGAGCCATCGTATGCATTTTTAGAATCACTCGCCCAGAGGTCGTCCTTAACCGAGGCTTACTTTAGTTTACACCTTTCGGTGAGAGCCAGCTTGATTCGCAGTCTCCTTCCTTTCGGAAGAAGCATATTAAGTTGGTAGTCTGTTAGCCCTCCCAACTCCTCTCCTTCACACGGGAGTCCTTTACAGGTCTGTTCCATAGTCAGGGAATAGAACCCTGCCGTGCTACGCTCATCTTACAGGCTCTTTTGAGGGAACTGCCGTTAGGCTTCATACTAAAAGAAAAACCCGCCTTGATAGTCACAATATCAAGACGGGTTATTGACCAAGGGAAAATTTTTCGCCATGAGCTTTGTGACAACTCAAGTAAGATGTGGAAAATATTATGCAGTTCTTTCAACAAGTCAAATTCTTTTTGAAAGAAAAAGTAACTTGAATTTCTTTCAGTATCGTTTAACAATAGAAGCATGAACGCATTTCATTCCGGTTGCATCGGAGATATTATTTATTCAATCCCTACGTTGCAGGCGCTGGACATCAAAACACTTTACATAGGTGATAGAAGCTGGACAAAGCCAATTGTAAATAGAATTGGGTTATTCTCGCGCTTGGTAGAAGCGCAGGGAATAGCTGTGAAGAAACACGAAGGTGAGAATATTGATGTTGACCTATCCACATACCGGAATGGTGGGATGGTCTATGGTGACAATATTGCCAATCGAGTAGCAAGGTGGGTTGGAACTAAAATTGATTTGAGTAAGCCATGGATCAAGTCCGGTAAGAACAACTATACGGCAGGCAAGATCATTGTTAGTAGGGGGGCAAGATGGCATGGCGAATTCTTCCCTTGGCGTGAGATTGTGGATATGCTCTCGGAAGACATAATGTTCGTTGGACATACAGATGAGTATGAAGACTTCTGTAATAAATTCGGAAAGGTTGAACGGCTGCACACAATTGACCTCTACGATGTCGCAGAGGCTATATCTGGGGCATCCCTATTCATTGGGAATCAAAGCTCGCCTAACGCCATTGCAAACGCACTACACGTCCCAAGCATAGTAGAAACATGCTTATATGCGTTTGATTGCATATATGATCGGGGAAATGTGACATACTGCCATGATGGAAATCTAAAGTTTGTTTTGTCAGAAAAACGTATACAAATTTCCGACAAAAAATTATTGTCTGGATACATGATCAAAATAGAAGGAAAAACACTTTGCGCTAAAGATAAGCATATTTGCATTGCGTTAGCCAGGGCAGATTGCTATTTACGAAAACTAAAGTATAGCGTAGATCAACTTACTCAAATGACAGAAAGGTATTAATGGCTACAATTAAGTTACGGAATGGCAAGGTTATTACAAAAGAGGGGAAGGTAAGCTGCGAGTGTTGCGACTGCACAGACTTCCAACAATTTTCAGAAAGTCATGGATATGATGAATGCCCAGATGTGTTAGGAGAACCATGCTTCCCCCCAGGTTCAGGATCATGCGCTGGATTAAAAATAACGGGCACATTAACTTCAAGAGATTTTCCGAATTCTTGTAGGCAAGGTAAAACACCTAAAGCTGATGTTAATGCTTTTTTTGATGACTTTGGATATATGGGTTCATTATCATGTGACGATACTGCAAATTGTAATTCATGTGGAGTTCAGGGGACAATTGATCCAGATGTTGAAGATGTCGGAACAACTCATTTTAAATTAAAAATTCCATTTCAAGCAACAAATGCATATTGGGGTGGGCCATATAGTATCAATTGTTCTGCAAGTTTTTATTTTATATGATTGAAAGTATTGTTTTTACAAGACCAGCAAAGGCTGCAATATCATTTAACAATTGGGCCATGTCTGGATTTAAACTGGCATCAAAAGATACAATTGAACTAAGAAAAAAAATATGCAAATCATGCGAATTTTGGGACAACAGATCATTCAATAATACAGGTAAATGCAATAAATGCGGATGTTCAACGTGGGCTAAATTGCGTTTAAATACCGAGAAATGTCCAATTGGAAAATGGGGAGTTATTGAAAAAACACTTGAATAACATAATTGTTAGCAATATATTTAATACTTTATGCAGCCAATCAAAACAACTAACGCAATGAATCCAGCCCCAGCAAAGGGGATTCAATCATTACCAACTCCAGTAATTGACGATGTTATTATTACTGAAGTAGTGAATGCGTGGAAAGGAGACTACCAAAAGCTGGAGTATGGAACGATGTGGGATAGCGTGTCTCACGGATCGCAGCAAGGTAGCTTCCCAGGACATAGGTTGGTATTTCAGCAGGTATCAAGCGAAGACGGGCAGTGGGTCAAACGAATCTGGGTAAATGACAGGGTTGATCAAGACAGTTATAACTATACAATCAAATACATAGAAGGATCAAGAGAACACCCATCATTTGTCAGAACTTACATTGTACCAAGAGATACATATGTAGGATTAGAAGATGGTTCTCCAGACCCAGCTTTTCCTGGTGCAGTTTTGACGGAAGAAGTTGTTGAGAGAGTTGAGGGTGAACTTGACTCTCAATATATCAAGGTTGTTAGGGTATATGATACATTGGATGGCCCCGTTGTTAATGCGAGGGCTTTAGTTCAAACTCCGCTTGGTTTAACTCCAGCAACAGTATCCAGACAAGATATAGTAAACTTTCCGCTTGCTAACATTGAAGGCTCTCTTACAACGGTAGAAGACACGATTAAGGCGCAAGATTCCTTTAAGGCTCAAAGAGATAAGGTTGTTGTCGATCAGTGGCCTACAACAATGGGTGTTGATTATGACGAACAGCTTGGACTTAGTGTTTTTTATAATCAAACAATTGTTTCGCCATCTAAATATAATACAAAGAGTGATCTTGATAATGTAGAATATCAGCCAATTGACCAATGGAAAAGCCTTGAGAAATCTTATGATATTTCAAAAATAACAGCAACACTAAATAGGACATATTATAAATTTTCAACCGGAGTTCAAGTAACATTACCTGACAAGCTTCTTAGTATTAAAACATATTACGGTCAAAGTTATGGGGCTGGGAAAAATGCTGATTTTGGGGGTTCTACTTTAAGTGGTAATGTAAGTTTAAGTAATTCTGCATCATCTAAAAGTTCATGGTCTATAAATGGCGATATTTATTTTGAAATTGAAAAAGGATTTAGTGGTGCTGCCCAAGGAGAAAAGCACATATTTTTTCTTTCGATTCCAAATGGTGGAATTACTAACGATAGTATTTTAGACAGACTTAATAGTTTAAGCCTTTATGGAAATTCTCAAGGTATTGGAACACAGACAAGTAATGCATCTCCTCGAATTACTTCAATTAAAGTAGTAAATAAAACATTATTTATTTTTTTAAATGCAAATGTTAACGGTTATAAAGGAGGTGATATTGATGTATATTTTACAGCGAGTGGCATTGGCGCTGTTAGCCTTACCGTTAAAGGAAGCAATTGTGGATTTAATGGTAATTCTATTGCAATTTATAATACACAATTTCCAAATCAAAATATAACCCCTGTTTCTACAGGGTTTGCACTTATTCCAATTACACGATTCTTAAATGAAATTGTAATACCAGGGCAAAAATATCAAAACTGGCCTTATTTAAAACTTAAAACAGAAAATCTCATTGTTGTTTCTGGTAGTAGATCACTCTCAGAGTCAACCTCCCGAAGTCAAGCCATTGGAATAAATGGACAAGCATTAAATACTGGGACTGGTTCATCATTTGATGTAAATGTAAATGTAAATTCAATAAATATACCAGAGTCCTTACATGACTCAATTACAATACAAGAGGAATTTATTGGTTCATATCCAGATGACAGTGTAGGAGTTGGGCAACCTACATACGGAGTTAGGCCGCAAACAATTTCAGCAACAAAAGCTGACCTTAATGGAAAGGAAGAAATTGTAAAAAAATTTCCAGAGGGCAAATATTTACTCGATACAGATATTCAGTTGTATAAGTGGGGCTTTGCTAAAATTACAGCAACAACAGTTAACATTACAGCAGACTATACATAATGAATGAATTAATTACATCAGCAGAATCCGCAAATATGCCCGTAAGAATTTCGGCGTTTGCCCCATCTACAGATTATGTTCCTATTGGACAAAGCGTAGGATTAAATGGACAAAACATATCCGCGATTAATAACTTTATTCCAGCGCCAGGTGGTGATGGGCCTTTTTTCCTTGCCTCAATTAGAGGTAGACTTACTTGGATAGGCTCAACCGACTGTGAAGAGTAAATAATTATTTTATTGCAATTTTTTACTGTTACTATTTATACATAAAACATGAATCAATTTAATCCTTATAAAATAAAGAGCTTGTTAAATTCAAAAAGCAAACCTGTGGTTCCGTCTACAAACCCACTTGGGAGGGCATTAAATGTACCCTATCCAAGTGCATTACCAAGAGAATCAGAGTCAGTTCAGAATAACTTTGGAAAACCCTTTGAGAGTAGGGCCGAGGCACTGGCTATGAGGGAAACCAGGGCGGAACCAGAAACAATAACTTCCTCTTACGAAAAAATGCTTAGACCCTTATCCTTCAAACAAAGAAGTGATCTTAATGAAAGAAGGGCAACAAGATTAAGCGACCTTCAAATGGAGGGTGATATTGATGAGCTTCTTAAACAAAAAACCCGTGACGAAGAAAGAGCAAGAGGCCTCGCTCGATATGGATTAAAATGAGAATAACACTTGGAGAAGCACGGCAGCAACTCTACTCTGCCATTGTTCCATCACTTGACAATCAGTCAAATGTAGATCGCTTTAATTCTTATTTAAACCTTGCACAAGAAAGGTTGATTAACAGCGGGAAGTGGAATGGAACAATCCTTCCGGTTCGATTTTATTCCCCAAGCGGAATGATTACGCTTCCAAGGCGATTCACTTCTGCTCTTGCTGCGAAGTGGAATAAAGATACCGGAACAGGAAATATTGCTTCTGGGCCTATTAAGATTCGCAATGGTTGGTTTACATACCTCACCCCAATTTCAGACCTGTGGACAGCTTCGTATTGGCCGAGATATGGCTATAACGAAACATTCTTTGATGACCTTGGTGATGGTTTTGCTACATTTGCAAACCCAACATATGAGACATTTACACTCAGAATTGAGATTGAGAATGCAAGCGATGCGTTAAAGCAAGTTGTTATTAAAGGCAAGGATCAAAATAACAATGATGTAACAATGAATGTTACCCTTGTAAGCCCAGACATTACAGTAAATCAAGTTTTTTCAAGCATTACATTTTTCCAAAAGCCAATTACAAGTGGGGCCATAAACCTTTATGCAGTCAACGGACTAAACGAAGAGAAGATTGGCGCATACGAATCCACTGAAACAACAGCAAGTTATCACCGTTATGCAGTCCCTAACAATGACACAATTGACTATCTTGATGTTCTTTGCAAAATTAGATTTGTTCCATGTATATACGACACAGATGAAGTTATTGTCTCTAACCTTGGTGCATTAAAGAATATGCTTACATCACTAAAGTTTGAAGATGAAGCTGACCTTGAAAGGTCTGAAATGTTTTTCATGAAAGCATTACAATTACTAAACGGAGAAAGCAGAGAGGTTAGGGGCGGATCGCAATGGAGATTGAATATTGACAAATCTTCAATGCAGTTTGATAATCTTTGGCCAGGAAGATAAAATATGTATACATTTTCACAAACACCAGGAGAACTTAATATTGAAGCCGTATTAGGCACGGACTTTGGAATAGCATTAAATTTTGGTGGAGACATCTCTTCATATACATTTGATGCTGGTATTATTTTAAACGAATATCCATCCGAAACAATTTATGGAATAACCTCAAGCATAGCAGGAACAAACATTGTTCAGCTAACATTGACTGATGCTCAAACAACAAGCATTGGGGTTATCTCCAATAAAAAATGGTTTTTAAATAGAAGCAAGGATGGAATCAGCCAAATGGTTCTTTCTGGGAGGTTTGAAATATCAAGCACTCCGGTTGGTCAAAACCTTGGAGAGATAAGTTATATCATAATTAACGATATCACGGTTTCTTCTTTAAATTCAATTGGGCCAACGGGTGCGACTGGATTAACTGGAGCAACCGGAAGCGGGTCAACTGGCGCAACTGGAATTGGCTCTACAGGAACAACAGGCGCAACTGGGCCAGTAGGCTCAACTGGAGCTACTGGTGGCGCTGGTATTGCTGGGCCAACAGGAGCTACAGGATTGGGAGCAACGGGATTTAATGGGCCAACTGGAACTACTGGGGCGACTGGTGTTACTGGGGCTACGGGTTCTGGGGCTACAGGCGCAACTGGGCCTCAAGGAGAACCTGGCCCCGCAGCTACAATTGGTTCAACTGGAGCTACGGGCCTTGGGGCAACTGGAATAACTGGGGCAACTGGATCGACTGGAGTTACTGGGCAAACTACAGCATTTTATAGATATAGTGCGGAGGCAACTCAAACATCAGGTTTCCCAGTTGATGGGTTTTTATATTGGAATAATGGAACTCAAATCAATTCAACATTAGTTTCTGTTTCTCATATCACTTCTCTTTCGGAAGACATTGACATACTTATATCTTTGATCGGGGTTGGAAATCAGTTTGTAATTCAAGATAAGTTAAATTCAAATAGTTTTCAGAAATGGCAAGTATCTTCTGCACCTATAATTATTCCTAATAGTTATACTGAAATTCCTGTAACTCTTGTTAGCAGTGCTGGTGGAGGACAATCTAACTTTGCACAAGGAACAAATCTAATATTTGTTATAACACAGCAAGGACTTCAAGGGGCAAGTGGGATTAATACTATATACGATGATTCAAATCCAATTCCGCCATTAGCTCCAGTTGAGGGTCAGAGATGGGTTGACACGGGAACTCTTATTGAATATCAGTGGTATGACGATGTATGGGTTGAAGTTAATGCCCCAATGCTTGGTCTTACTGGCGCAACGGGAGCTGGTGCTACTGGTGCAACTGGAATTGGTGCAACTGGTGCTACTGGATTAACTGGCGCAACAGGTGTTGGTTCTACAGGCGCAACAGGTTCAATAGGATTAACAGGAACCACGGGAGCAACAGGAGCCACTGGTGTGACTGGTGCAACTGGATTAACTGGAGGGGCTGGATCAACTGGAGCTACTGGTTTTGGAGCTACCGGAGCAACGGGAGCAACTGGAGTAATCCCATCAACAATAGCTACACTTGCAATTACGGGAGAAGCATCATTTGGACTTCCGGTAGAAACTAAAGAAACCCCAGTAATATCGGGAGGAACGCTTACGCTTAATCTTGCATCGGCTACATTCTTTTATGTGACCCTAAATGCAATAACATCGGTAGTATTTTCAAGTCCACCAGTATCTCCTAAAGTATTTTCATTTACCCTTCAGTTTGTTGCCAATGGATCGAGTTATGCGGTTACTTGGCCTGCTTCTGTTAGGTGGGGGGGGGCAGGACAGCCAACATTAACAACAACCAACAACAAAGTTGATACATTTACATTTTTTACACATGATGGTGGGGTTAATTGGTTTGGATTTATTAGTGGTCAGAATTTTTAATGTTATGAGTTTTTTAGGCAGAAAATTAATGCTTGGGAATATTAGTGATGGATTGACATGGGCTTTTACTTTAATGCCTGGAAATATTAATAGTTGGAGTTCAGTTACATACGGAGGAGGTAGATTTGTTGCTGTTAGTAACGGTTCAGAGAAAGTAGCATATAGTGATGATGGAGTGACATGGCTTTTTACTACAATACCACTTCCAACCAGCGTTTATAATTGGACATCAGTTACATACGGAGGAGGCAGATTTGTTGCTGTTAGTTCTTTAACAGGTTCTTCGTATGGCTCACAATGGGCAGCATATAGTGATGATGGAGTGACATGGTTTACTACTGTATTTCCATTTTATACAGATTGGAGTTCAGTTACATACGGAGGAGGTAGATTTGTTGCTGTTAGTAGCGACTCAAGTGGCTCAGGCGCAGCAGCATATAGTGATGATGGAGTGACATGGTTTGCTACTACAATGCCAAGTTATACAAATTGGGGTCCAGTTACATACGGAGGAGGTAGATTTGTTGCTGTTAGTTATCCCAACTCAAACGTGGCAGCATATAGTGATGATGGAGTGACATGGTTTGCTACTACAATGCCGATTTCTACCGGCTGGAGATCAGTTACATACGGAGGAGGTAGATTTGTTGCTGTTAATATACTCTTAAACGCATCAGCATATAGTGATGATGGAGTGACATGGGTTAATACCATATTTTTATTTCCATTTTCTATCGGTTATAATTGGAAACCAATTACATACGGAGGAGGTAGATTTGTTGTTGTTGGTACTTTAAATGGTTTTGTGGCTGGATCAAACGTGGCAGTATATAGTGATGCTGGAGTGTCATGGCTTTCTACTACAATGCCAAATTATAACTGGACATCAGCTACATACGGAGAAGGTAGATTTGTTGCTGTTAGTTCCTCCTCCAACGCGGTAGCATATACAATATAATTTTTAAATAGCAATCCATCTAAATAGTGCTATACATCAATCAATAATCGTTTAACAATAAATCTATGGCTAAATCAGTAGAAAAACCACCCAAGTTCCAACCACTAAAAGACAACTATGAACGCTTCATGGATGTGCTGAAACGCAATAAGGACAAGCGTCTGCCAGCGGTTGATGAAACACTTCGAGATAGAGTTAAAAAACTTAAAGACCAAAGGTTTCTTGATGAAGGTGACGAGTCAGAACCACCGGAGCCAGAACCTACTTTAGCAAATAGAGATTTGAACTCGGAATACTATGGCGGGGTTGATAATGTTCCAGTCCGTAAGGCTATAGCTGTTAAACCCCGTGAGGAGGGTGTTAAGCGCATGCAGCGCAGAATGCGTGAATCTCTCGGAGAGAAAGACAAGACCCCTACAATCACGATTGCAAAGGAAGCTAAAGAGCCAGAGAAAAAAGGAAAGGTTATTCCTGGATTTGAGAAAGCCGGAAGACCATCAACAATTCGCGTTGGTGGAAGCAAGCCTAAATCAACTCCAGAGCAGATTGAGTCCCGCAAGAAGATGCTTCGTAGGAATACAATATTTGGAAGGAGATAATTATGGCTGAAACGCAATCAACTGGAGCCAATATAGCTGGGCTTAGAATAAGACAAGCTCTTTCTGATGCATTTGATAAATATGGAATTTCAAAAACAGCTAAAAATTATAAAGAAGGTTTAATTAATCCAATTTTAAACCTTTATCCAAATGCCGTAAATCTTAGCGCGGCAGCACTTGAATCTGGCGCTGGATTACTTGGCGCTCAATATAATGCTGGCAGAATGCCATTGTATGAGACTGGGCCGCTTATTTCTCCATTAATAACTGGAGATAGCCAAAACCAAGATACTCAAATTGATCCAGAGCCACCAGAACCAAAACCAACTCCATCTAATACAGAGGTGTCGCAAGAAGAAGCCCCAACCATTTCAGTTCGTAAGCCTAATGAGTCTGGTTTTTTATATAGAGTAATGTATGCAGGTAAGGGGGGAAAAGAATCTCAAGTATTTGAAACACAAAAAGAGGCTGATAACGCATTAAAAAATTCTGGCGGAAAAGGTGCTGTTGCAAGAATTGCTCTTGGATATAAACCCAGCGAAAAAAAAGAAAAGGTATTTAACGATAAGTATATGATAGGTAAGCTTGGAGAGCCTCTTCCCGCCGAAGAACAGGCGGCAAAAAAGAAAGCGTATCTTGACACATTTTATAAGGTTAAAGCGGATAAAACAATGGGTGATATTCGTGATGCTCAATTGAAACAAAATTTAAAAAAAATCAAATCCCCAGAGTATAAGGCAGCAGTTCAAGAAAGAATCAAGCTGGCTAACGAAGCAAAACGAGCAGAGGATAAAAAGGCTGGTGCTGGATTTGAATCATGGCGCTCTAATGTAAAAGCAGGACGGGTAGCTGAAGAAGACTTTAATACATACAATCAACAGCTTGGTATTTTAAAACAAGCATATACACAGGCAAAGCGTTCCGGTAATTTAAAAGCGGCATATGATATTTCAATGGACATTGAAGACTTTCAAGCTGGCATTCCAAAAGAAATGGGCGCTCGGAAAAAAGAAATAACAAGAAGGACATTAGCTACAAGAAACGCTATGCTTGAAGAGCAAGAAAAAAACGCAAGAACACAGGCAGCAAATCCAGACTATATTAATTCTTTTAATAAACCAATTGCAATGAGGTATCAATAAAATGGCTGACAGAAGATACAGGAATGAATCAAGCGGTTTTAATGTTTTAAGGGGTGGAATAACGCCACTTGAAAGAATATCGCAAGCAAACCTTGCAAGAACACCGGATGCGTTTAGTTATGCTGAACTTGATAAAAAATACCCTACCCGCCAGGTAAGGCCAATGGTTCCCACATACATTCAGCAGGAGCTTGACGAGGACTTGCTTGAGCAAAAAGAACAACTTGCAATGCAGAAGGCAAGAGAAGCACAGGCGAGTATTTATGAGTCCCAATTGAATGAAAGAATTTTATCGGCAGAGCAAGTTCCATTGGCAAGGGCTGCATTTTCGCAACTAAATCCTCAAGACCCAAACTATCCTCAGAAGCGTGATGAAATTCTAATGAGTTATCCATACGCTGAAAATGATGTTTCTTTTATGAGAAGTATCGTTGCAAGAAATGATAGAACATACGACAATTACTCTAAGAAAAACATTGGCACTAACATGACTCTTGATGATTACGGCAACGCTGTAAAAGAAATTGTAGATATGGAAAGAGCGGCAACAGCACTTGGTGAAGAGTTGTCTCCTGCACAGAAAAAATATAGGGGACTTAGAGCCTCACAGATTAAGCAATTTGAAAGTCAGCAGGGAGCAGGGGAGCTTGTTAGTCCTAAACAACAACCAAAAGCAGAGGCATCAATTGAAGATGAAGAGGTATCTGTAGCGCGAAGAATTATTGCAAGAAACCCACAAAGGAAAGATGAGATAAATAGAAGATTGATTTCAGCAGGAAAATCCCCTATTGAATAGCTATGGGACTTTTTGATGATATTCTTGAAGAGGAGGGAATGGTTGAGCCGCCCCCTCAAAAACAAAGCGCAATCCGCAAGGGGGGATTATTTGATGACATTCTTGAAGAAGAAGGAATGCTTGCAGAAGATCAATCGCAATTTGATGCAGATTACTTTACTCCAAAACCACTAAAGACGGAGAAGAAAGAATTACCAGAAGGACAAAGCGTATTTCGCCAGGTAGCAGATGTTCCGCTTGGCGTTGCCCGTGGTGGCGTTATTGGCATCAAGATGATGACTGATATTTTGGGTGCTGATAATCCAGTGTCAAAATCATTGGCCGGAGTTGAGGGATACATGGCTGATTTGATGTCCGCTCAAGCCAAGGAAGACCAACAAGAGATCGCTCGCATTATGAAGGATGCCGAGGATAAAGGATTTGGAGAGCAAGTTAAAGCTGGCATTAAAGCATTCAGCATCGCTCCAGTTGACATTATGTCTCAAGCGTTGGGAACAATGGCTCCGGTTCTTGCTACTGGTCTTGCTGGAGGTGCTGCTAAACTTGGAGCATTGGGTATTAGGGGGCTTCAACTTGGTGTTGGTGCTGGAATGGGTGCTGGCATGATTAAAGGTGAGATTTACAATGAGGTTAAAAACGAACTCATTAACTCTGGAACTCCAGAGGAAGTTGCAGAAAAAGCTGCTGTTGATGCTCAAGCATACGGAGGAAAAAACCTGGATCAGATTCTACTTGGAGCAGGACTTGGCGCAGCATCTACTTTGGGGGCTGAAGGAATTATTACCAGAATCTTGACCAAGCAAGGCAAGGCTTCTACCGCAGGACTTATATCTCGCACATTGAAGGGTGGCATTACAGAAGCTATTCCAGAAGGTTTTCAAGCTGCACAAGAACAACTTGCTAAAAATGTCGCGTTGCAGAGGGAGGGTTTTGATGTTGATCCATCCCGTGGTGTTGTTGCTGCCGCTACAATGGAAGCTATAGCTGGTGCGCCATTAGGAGGAATTGCTGGTGCTGTTGAACGACCAGCTAAAGTTAAGACCCTTGAAGAGGAAAAATTTGAGCAGACCAATGAGATTGCAAGAAAGGTTGCTGAAAGCGGTGCGCCACTTACTGCATCCGCGCTTCAAGACAAAGCTGCCGCTAATCTAAATCAAGATGAGCTTGCAAGAAAACTTGACGAAGAACTTTCCCTTACTGCCGTAAAGCCAACCGCAGCATCTCCAACGGCAATCCCTACAAAGGATGATTATGTTGCAAGGTATTCTGCTATTGCACAGGCAGCGCCAGAAGAGATTACAAGAGCAGAACAATCATTCACAAACGAACTTGCCACTGCTGATACAGAAGAGAAGCGTATCAACGCACAGAACGCATTGGACGCAATCAAAGAAGTAAAGGCAGTTGGGATTACTCCTGCTGCACAACCCGTAACTCCGGTTACACAACAACCAACAATAGATGCCGCTCAAGAAATCATCCAGCAACAAGGCGTTCGTCAAGAACCTCAAGACGGAACTCAAGTCGGGGCGACCCCAGAAGCAAGCGTTAGCGATAGCGTACTCGGTGCAGAAGGAATCCAAGAAGAAGGGCAAGTAGATTCTACAATATTTGATTTGCAGTCTGTCGCGAATAACACGGCAACTCGCGAACAGATTTCGTCTCTGTCGCTTTCTGGACTTGTAGACATCCGTAAGGGGCAAGCCATCATCAATGAGGACGGAGAGGGCATCCTGGCGCAAGCACAAGCCCCATTGCCAAAGCTCACGCCAGAAGAAAGAGCCGCTGAAGTTGAGGCTGCTCCAGCCACTCCGATTCCATCAGAACCTATCATTGGAGAAATTCCGCAAACTTCTCCGATAGTAGGCGAGGCTATTACAGAGACTACTCCAGTAGAACAAGTTGCGCCGCAAAAAACAATAACAGTATTTCATGCAACAGACACGCAACCTAAATCTGGTCAAAAATCTGGATACTATCCAGGCACATATACCGGAATAGATGAGGGTTTTGTTAAAGATTTTGGTAAGAACCTATTTTCAACTCAAGTTGATATAGATAAAATATACAAAGTAAGCAATGAAAGTGACTCGCAACAACTTAAAAAGGATGCGCGAAACGCTGGATTTGATGTTCGTAATGCAAACGGAAATGGAGAAACACAATATCTTATATCAAATGGATATGAGGCAATACAGAGAGGGAAGGAAATAATTTTATTGTCTCCAGAAAAGTATAATTTTAGTAAAATCCAGAAACAACCAGCAGAACCTATCATCTTGGAAAAACCACAAACTTCCGAGATAGTAGGCGCTGAAACTCCTGCCATTGTTGAACAAGAACAAGTTGTGCCAGTAGAAAGAGCAATAGATGTAGCGAGAAAAACAAACTTTGCCGCAGCCACAACGAGGGAAGAAGCTGGAGATATAGGAAGAAATCTTGCGAGCCAAGACCCTAATTTACCTCCATTACCTCCACAGCAATTTGAAGTTCTTGAAAGTATATCAAATTTCCAAAACAGAAAGGGTTACAATCCAGATGTATTAACTGAAGAGTTGATTAATGAGGCTCGAAATAACGGATTTATTACTGGAAAGCAACTTGGCAAAATTAAATTTACTGAAACCGGAAGAAATCAATTAAGGGAATGGTCTGATCAAGCAAGAGAGAGAAGCCTTGCACAAAGCGCATTGAGCGACGAGATTAGCGATATTGCCGTATCTCAATGGGATGCAGCAAATGATCCAACTTCAGCGGCAGCAATGGCGGCACAAACCGCTACACCTCCCGCACCAGTCACCGAGCAAGCTGCACCAGCAGAAGCTCCCGCGCCAGAGGTTGCGCCTATCCAGCGTGATGTCACGAAGCCAGAGCAGATGACTCCAGGGGAGCGTGGAATTCAAGGTCACAAATTAGTTATTGAACAAGCAAGGCAAGACCTTGAGTTAGCAAAAACAGGTCAAACATTTGGATTTAGCGGAGGTCAAACTTACAAATCAAAAGCTGCTGCTATTAAAGATACTAAAAATACTTTTGAACGGGTGTCTCAACCCACTGAGGCGGACATTAAAAGAGGTGCATCAGATCACTACGGGGAAATAAATAGGGCTGTTTCAGACAGCAGGCCAGTCTCTATAGATGCCGTTGAAGTTTACGGAGTTACTCTTCCAGAAGGATATGCCAAGCAAGGAGACCTATATGTTTACCAACCCACCCCCGCAGTATCGGAAACAATAACAGAGCCAGCACAAGCCGCCGCTCCAGCACAACCTACAGAGTTTGGATTTGTTAAAGACATTGATAGCACAAGAGAAAATATTAAGAAAAACCTAATTCGTTTTGCATCCGGCATGAGTGGATTGAGTGATATGCGTCGAGGATCATACGCTCGCGCTGGACATAGGAATTATGGCGTTGGTGCTGTTGCTGGTCTTCTTTCAAAGAATACAACAAATGAACTTGCAGACCGAATTATTAATTTAGATGTCCATACATTTATTGATTCTGGAGCATTTGGTCATTTCATAAAAGAACAAAAATTAAAACTTGAAGGCAAAACACTTCCTCCATTAAATTTTGATAAAATACTTGCTAAATATGATTTAATTATTGATGAAATAAATAATGCAAATTCCGTTGAAAGAGATGATTATCCTCGTCCATTAATTGTCACTCCTGACAAATTGGGAGATCAAAATGAATCACTTAATTTAACTGAAAAATACAAAAATTGGATTGCTGCAAGAATTGAATTCAATGATGCAATACCAATTATTCCAATTCCACTTGGTAAATTAACTTTGCCGCAAGCGTATAACAGAATAGTTGAAATACTTAAAACAAATACCATTGGAGCAGAAATTAATCCTAATAAGTTTATAGTTGGTATCCCATCAAATGCAACCGCTGTAAGTAAGGAAGACCTTGCTAATTTTTTACAAGAAACAAAACATCCTCGTATTCATTTTCTTGGAGCGGCAGCAGATAGTAAAATCGCTCCACTTATTGATGTTGTGGCTAAAGTTTCTCCAGACACATTAGTAACCGCTGATGCAAGTCCAGTTAGGTCAAAAATTGCTAATGCTAAAAAGGAAGGGAAAACCAGAGATGCAGCAACTTTTGATGCACTATATCAAGAAGATGATCCTAATGTCATATTGGATTCAATAGGTAAAAATCCAGAGCAATTAACTCCAACAGAGCCGGAAATTATTGCTCCAACAACTCAACCGGAAAGCATCGCAGTAGGCAACCGCATCAAGTTTGACAATAGTCCACAGACCTACACCATCGAAGAAGTAATCCCGCAGACGGCAAAAGATCAAGAGTTGGAAGAGAAATACTACTCTGTGAAGAACGAGCGAACAGGCGAGGTTCAGGTAGTAGAGGAAAGAGATTTGAAGAAAGTTGGCGGGAAAAAAGTGCGGAAGATGGCGGTTGCAACAAAACTTTCTGATTCTTTAGATTCTGGTGAATTCAATTCCGCACAAGCATTAGTTGATCAAGGAACAACAATGGATCGCGAAACATTTATTCGTTCCATTACTCCATCCGCAACACAACGAGCGACCACAATTCATACAAGACTTGAAAAAGATGGTGTAATTTCAAAAGAAGAGTTTACTGATGGAATGGGACTTGTCTATGGAGACGGACGAGGGGCAGCATCGTCATATCTTGGAGGTCAGTCTTATGAGCCATTCCCGCCTGCTGGTTTTACTCCAGACTACACTGGTGATCGTGTAGAGGGAAAGGGAGATGCGATTGATGGCAAGTTTAGCACAATTCTTAATACATTTGTTCTTAATGTAGTTGATCCACAAACTCGCGCATTCATTGTAAAAGACATAGCAAACCTGCTTCAAAATGGAGGAAGGGCTGTATTTGTTACCCGTGGATCAGATGTTGCAAACTCAAAAGCCTTGGTATCATTTGCTCCGCTTGAGCGCATTCAAAGATCAGAAGGTAAGCTAACTTATCAAAAAGGATTCACTCAATCAGAACTGATCAAGTATCTTAAAGAAACGCTTGGTGATGGATTTTCTGTTAAAGGTTTGCGCGGAGGAACCGCAAGCGATATTCGTGTGGAGGTAATTAAGAATACTGATGCGGAATTGAATAATCCTCCAATAACTCAAGACATTCGGCTGCAAGCGGTAGAACTTAAAAACGAAGAGATAGTAACGCCAATCCCAGAAGCTAATCGCTACACATACGAAGAAGCTGTAAGGCTGGTTGACTCATACTTCGACAAAGAAGGAATACCGGAAGGCGTAGTTATTGTAAACAATACTACCGATAAAGACCTTGAGATGAAGGCAGGGTATTTCGTGAATCGTGGGCAGATCGTTATCAACCTCGCATATATCGCTAAAGGTGAGAACCTATCTGACATTATCTCTCACGAACTTGGTCACTACATTTTTGGTGATCCCCAGTTCCAAGCTGACTTTAAATCATTCTGGGAAGCAATGACACCAGAAGAGCAGGCTGAAGCTGATAGGCTAATAAACCAATTTTACAACAAAGAGACTGGTGCGGTGCAGATGGAAGAGAAGCAAGTCCGTGCATTCTTGCAGTTGATCCAGGATAGCAATGCTCAACCGAAGTGGAGGCAACTTCTGGACAGCATTAAGCGTTGGATTAACGAGAAACTTGGAACTAACTTCCAAGTAACTGACGGAGGCGCATTGGCAGTCCTTGCTGCCGCGCACAAGCGATTCAAGAGTGGTGAGCGCATCATCCGTGAGATTGATTCTGGTGTGCTTAAAATGGCAGCAGAGCCTCGCCGTGAGCAAGTAGCAGGCAAACCGCGTGGAGACATTATCACAACTCCAGAAGGTATCATCGAGCAAACCAACGAAGTATTGCGTAACAAGTTCTTCGACGGATCGGTAGTCTCTGACGAGAACACAAGTGCTGCATGGGACTACATAGAGCAATTACTGGATATTAAGTCCGGTGCAGCTTATGATCTTGCGGGACAGATTAACAATGTTGTAGATCAAGAAACGAATTCTAAAACAAGAATGGGAGCGGGATTGTTTTCTGTATCATTGACTAACTACGCTGCAAAACTGTCGGCTCAAGGTGATAACGCAATGATCTCCTATCTTGTTCGTAGAAATAATAGGATGCCAACCGATAATCGCGGAGGCACTGCAACAGATGCCGGAAGGGTCTTGAGAGGCAAACGGGAATACGACATTGATGGATATCACACCATAATGACTGAACATGAGTCTAAAGTTGAGAGAACAGCGGCTACACTATTTGGAACAGGTAAGCCAAGCAAACAACAAGTTGCTGCCGTTGATGCTGCTATTGAAGCATCAGAAGACACATCTATTGGAAATCCAGAGGATGTTGCTGGCGAAGTTGAAAAGGTAGAGAAGAGAACTGGTCGAAAAGTCATCAAGAAAATTGAAGACAAGATCAAAGAATCAACTGAACCAAAGAAAGAAGAGCTTCTTATCTCATTTGAGAATTTAGATGCAGATAGAAAAATCAAAGGAATTACGCTTAAATACAATCCACAGAAGGTAAATGTAGCAAAAAACATTAAAGATTTTATTATCGGCAAGATGGTTGACTATAGGAAAACGCTTATTAACCAAGGCGCAAGCGGACTTGAATCTACATTCTGGCAGACGATGAGTGACAATGAGAATAAGCCTGGCCCACTTGGGGAAATTGATCAGGCGCAAAACAACGAACTTGCAAAGATTGTTCAGAAGACGCTGATTGATCTTGGACTCAAAGGTGAACCCCCTAATACCAAGATGACAGACATTGAGAAGGTTGCATCTATTTTGAACAAGCAGAAGTTGAGTGATGAGAAAAGACTTGAAGCTGATAGCAGGATTGTTGAGGAAATTGAACGCAGAAGAGAAAGTGATCTTGCGTCTGGTTATACGCCGGAAGTTGTAAACGCAAAGTATGACATTATTCTTGATGCGTGGAATCAATCAATGAGCAGACAGCTTAATATGCCTGTTAGCGACAATATGCTTCAGCGTCTTATTAGTTCCGAACTAAAAGAGCAAAACATAAATATTAGCAATTTAATTGAAGAGGTTGACGGAAAAGTAGTAGTAAAAACAAAACAAGGAATTGTTGATTCTATTATTCGCAAAATTTACAAGGTTTCTAAAGAGTCTGAAACTGGAATTGAGATGGACGAAAACTACGATGGTCTTAAAGGCTATCTTGAGCAAACGCTGGATAATATGTATGCGCGGCAAATTGAAAAGAAGAATGCCGCATATGCAAAGCGCCAGGCTAAAATATCATTGCGTAACAATGTTGAAGGGCAGGCTCAGTCAATCATCGATCAACTTGCCGATCAACTGTCCGATACTCCAGCATTCCCAGAAAAACAAGAAAATCAAGTAAAGGCTATTGTTCAACAAGACCTAAGGCAGAGGCCGGACATGAAGCGCAAGCAACCATGGACGAGTCAACTCACAGCTAAACTCATGCAGGCAGGCGTAAGTGAAGTACAGGCTCAAACAATCTCTGATCTTGTCTGGAGACAGCATGAGATCAAGACAATGGATCGTGAGCTTAAAGAGCTTGAGACGGCAGCAGAGAAGGGTTCTCTTGCAGTCATTATCCAACGCATTAAAGATACACCGCTTGAGGATCAACAGAAGCCGGAATGGATGCAGGGCGTAATTCGTGAATACCTGATTGAAGCAGGGTTATCAAGCCAAGCCGCAGATACCGCTGCAAGGCTATATGAGAGCGTTATTGCTGAAAGGTTCGCAGAAGCCAAGCAGAAGGCATTTGAAGACACTCTGGCTAAGTCTGCGCCATGGAATAACTATCTTTCCAGAAACGCTCAACTTGGTAAGAATGCGCTGAAGAAAATTCAAGATGCAATCAGAACCGGAGTCCTTGATCCAACCCAAACCACAGAAGGTATTATTGCAAAAGAAAATGGGTGGTCTGGATTCAGTAAGGAACAACTTACGCGCATTGTTCAGTTGGATGGAATTCTTTATGATAAGAATTCGGATCAAGTTACTAAAGCGGAAGCGATGTCTGAACTTAACAAGATTATCGTTAAGGCAAAGATGCCAGTTAGGTTTAAGGATGCAATCTCTGCTTTTTATGTCGGTCAAGCATTGATGGGTATTCCAACATTCACCGTTAACATTGCTTCACCTACATTTTTTGCAATCCGCAACTTTTCTATAGATATTGCTAAATATGCTGTTACCGATCCCAAAATGATTCCGGTTGCGTTTCAGAGTTTTATTAACTCATTTAAGAGTCTATATGACAACACTATGTATGCATTTAAAAATCAGATTTATATGTCTGGTGAAATTGAATACATGCAAGGTCAAAATATCCTTAGTGAGTTATTTGACAAGGGTAAGGCTCAGTGGGCTAAAGGTGACTATGCCAACGGAATGGGGAATATGCTTGTTGGAACAAGCCAAATTACTGGCAGAATCCTTTCATCCCTTGACCAGGGCGCAATTGAAATGATGCAAAGTCAAAACATTACAAGATATGTAATTGAGGCAATGTCTGGTAACAAAAAAATCTCAAAAGATAAACGCAGTGAAATCGTTAATATTGCAATTAGTGGGCGCAGGAAAATTAAACAAGACCTAATAGCATCTGGAATGGCTCCTGATAGGGCTGGAGTTCTTGCTGAATTAAAGGTTAGAGATGAACTAATGGCATCACTTTCTGAATTTGGAATTAAAGGAACTGATGTCCTCAATGCCTCTATAAACGATGCGCTTCAATCCGTTGGACGCAATCGCGCCATTACGATAAATTCACTTACTAAAGAACAAAACAATTTGAGGGATGCGGGAATTCTGTCTGGTATTCCAATTGGATTCCTTGAGGGTGTTGCTCAATGGGCAAATAAAGGAAATCAATCTCAACAGGTTTTTGCTAAAATGATTTATGGATTTGCACTTGTTCCAGCCCGTGTATTTTCAACCGCATTATGGTTTAGCCCCATTGGATTTGTTAGGCTTGGAGTTGATGCAGCAATAAAAAGGGGAGGTGGCGAGTCCCGTTATGCCTTATCACTTGCAACAGAATTTCAACAAAAGCAAAGACTTATTGAAGCTATAGCCGGAACTGCTCTTTTAGTTGGGTTAAGTTCTTTGCTTTCAAGTTCAACTGATGACGATGAAGAAAAGCCATTTAAAATTGTAGTTACAGGAAATGGCCCAGATTACAATACAGACAGGCAATACCATGATTCTTGGCACAAGAAATATAAACCACACACAACTCACATTATTATAGGTGGACTAAACATCCCAATTAATATTGGACGAGGTGGAGAGGCTATATCAATTCCCCTTATATTTTTGGGCGCTCAAGATGATGCAAGAATTAAGGAGAAGCTGAATCAAGCAAGGAAATCTCCGGCAGATTTAGAAATGGCAGCGGAAGTTTTAGGTTCAGCATTTTACTCTTTCTCTAATAGAGGCCCGTTTGCTGCATTTACAAAGCCTTTGTTTGATGCAAAGAAGCCAGACAAAGTTGTTCCTAATTTGGTTAGCCAAATAGGATACTTTGGAAAAACATTTATTCCAATTGTTGGAACTTCTCTTGCAAGAAATATATCTGATTTTATTAATGACCCAATTGATAAGTCCTCCATTCAAGGTGCTATTTATTCTAATATGCCAATTGTTGGGCCTATGATTGGAACGAAGGCACTTAATGCTTTTGGGCAACCAATCAGAGCAGACGATTGGGGCGATAGATTATTTAAACTTGGCGCTCCTGTTGTAATGTCGTTTCCTAAAAACACACCTGAAAATGAGCTTAATGAATTAGTTCTTAAAAAAGGCGATGGCCCACCAATTCCAACCAGAATAAATGCTCAAAAGAAATTTGAGGAGCCGCTAACGGATAAAGAGTTTGAGATATATGTCCGTGAGTATGGGAGGGTTGTATCTGACAAGATGTTTAAAAATCGAAAGAGGCTTGAAGATATGCAGGCAAAGAACTATACTAAAGAGCTTGATAAATATGTTAACGGATATTCAATTGATGGAGTTGAAATTCCAGGGGCTTCCGATATGGCTGCTCGCGCAGTAAAAAGATCAAGGAACGAATGATTGAATACGAATATATTGATAAATCCACATCACCTCCTGGCAACTGGAATATAAAGGTTCCTCAAACCGGAGTTGTTTTTAATCATTACGATTATAGGTCTATTTGTAACTTATACAAAAACCATTGTGCGGCTAATGGAATATTCCTTACGCCAACATGGGAGGATGAGTTTATCTCTGAAATGTGTAAGCAAAACACAAAGTGGGGGAGGTTATGCGGAAGGATTAGTATGAAGAAAATACACAGAAGGAGGCTTTCACTTACATCAGTTTTGTCATTCTTGAATATGATGAAGGCATGGGCGCAATCTACCTTGTCCGGTAAAAGTGCATTTGTAACGCAGGCCGAAGCTGAAAGAAGGGCTTCTGTGTGTGCTGACTGCCCAATGAATGTTACCCTTCAGTTTTCATGTGGTGCGTGTATGGGAGCGGTTATAACGCTAATGAGTTCCATTATTGGCAACAGGAAGACAGAGCGAGATAATGATCTTGGAGCGTGTCTTGTATGTAGTTGTTCACTCAAGGCTGCTGTTCATGTCCCTGTTGATATTCAGCGGGAAGGATTAACTGAAGAAATTAAAGAAGACTTTGATAAAATAACGCATTGCTGGAAAAGAATAGAAACATGAACTTCTTACATGAACGAGACTTCGGTGATATTGTATTGAGCCTATCTGCTGTTAAAGCTGCTGGTGGTGGCAATTACTATATTCAAAACAATCCTAAAGCCGTTAAGGTAGTTGGGCCTCTCATTGAATTTCAACCATATATCAAAAAATTCGGTAAGGCTGGCAAAGAATCAATTGACAAGTCGTTCGTTGATTTCCGTAAACAAGGATTAGATTGGGGCGTTCAACTTGCATTGCTTCATGCCAAATGGATAAAGCAAGATGTTGACTTTTCTGAGCCATGGCTAACTGCCTGCCAAGATAGTCAATATAACGGAAAGATTATTGTTAACAAGACCGAGAGATACGCAAACTCGTTATTTCCATGGGTTCAACTTGTTAAGCTTCTCGGAAGCAAGATGCTTTTCGTTGGACATGATCACGAATACGAGTTGTTCTGCCGCAGATTCGGAAATGTTGATAGACTGATCATCCGCGACTATCTGCATTTAGCTACAGCCATCAATAGTTCTGATTGCTTTATCGGAAATCAAAGTTCCGCTAACTGCGTTGCAGAAGGACTAAAGCACAAAAGCATTCAAGAGGTTTGCTTGTGGCAACCGGATTGTATCTATAAACGAGACAATGCTACATTTTGCTATGATGGCACTATTGATACTGAAATAGCTGGAGTTAAGGTTAAGATAGAAAGGCCGAAGCCTGTAATGAATAAGCAAGAGTCACCGCAAGGTGGGTGGAAGCTAACAATTGATGGAAAGCTATTCAGCAGCTATGCACTCGATGTTGTTGTTAACCATGCAAGGAACAATGGAGTGTCTGGAAGTAAAAAAGATATTGAAGACAAAATTGTTGATGAAACAATTACAACCAACCAACTAACCGCTATTCCAGACAGGTTCGCGCATGATGTTAAACGTGTTAAAGAATTGCTTGAAAAGCTATGAATGAAACAAGCAAAGCCATGAGGCGCAGAATGGTTGAGGATGAACTTGGTATTTTCAACTGGAGCCAGATTATTACTGGTAAGGGAATAGATGTAGGCTGTGGGCCTGACAAGGTATGGGATGATAAGTGCATTGCGTTTGACCAAGAGCAGGGTGATGCTAATAAGATATCGGAATACTTCACGCACAAGTTTGACTACCTACATGCATCTCAATGCTTGGAGCATATGCATGACCCATATGCTGCAATGGTAGAGTGGCTGGATATTGTTAAAACAGGTGGACACGCAATCATATCAATACCTGATTGGACTTTGTATGAAGGAAGGGTGTGGCCATCTCGATATAACCCAGATCATAAAAGCACATGGAGTTTTACATTTGATAGTAGCCCATCAAAACATCATATAAATATATACAAGTTTCTGACAAAACTATCACACATTTGTTACGCTAAAAGGGTAATGCTTATTGATAGTAACTATAACTATAGCGTGTCTCCAAACACAGACCAAACATTTGAGGAATCGAATGGTGTAGAGGCATTTATTGAAATGGTTCTATGCAAGCTGTAATTGTTAAAGCAAAATCTCAAATAGCAGAAGTAGATAAACTTGTTCAATACTGCAAGCAGTTAGATGGAACTGTCATCAAAATTATCCAGAATGACGAGAAGGTTACAAGCTATCCAGAGCGTAACAATCATGCGTTGCAACAAGCGTTTAATGCAATGGGTGATGAATCTTTCATTTGGCTTGAACCTGACAGCATCCCACTGAAAGTAGGATGGATTGCCGCGCTTGAGGAAGAGTATAATAAACTTGGCAAACACATTATGCTATCAAGCGATTCTAATCCACCACACGATATTGTTGGTGGAATCGGAGTGTATGGAGGTTTAGCAAGAAAACTAATTCCCGCTGGTATTAAACACGATGGATGGGACGGGTGGACAATAAAACACATTAAGCCACTGGTTGCCTTTACTCCGCTGATCCAGCACACATATGGCAAATACGAGAAAGGAAGATGCAGCGAACATATCTTTCAAAGAGACAACCACATTATCCGAGAAGATGCTGTGATCTTCCACCGAGATAAACAGCAGGGTTTAATTAATAGATAGACCGGAACTTACTGAACGCTTGTTTCCATCCGCCACTCGTTATCTTATTGTTCGTATTTAACGCCTTTGTTGCTTGAGAGCTATCAAGGTTCAATCTTTCCCTTGCGAGAGCCAGTAGGCCCATTCCAGCGTCAGCAATGTCAGGTGAGATACCAAACCTTGATTTCATTTCAGATTTTGGCAGAACCTTAATGCGAAGTGCTAAATTTTTCTCACCATTTGGATCAAGTTTCCTCATGCACATTTCACGCAGTAACTCATCTCCGATTCCCTTAACTTGCCCAGTCCTCATATATTCTTTTGCTGAATACCAAATTTCCGATACGGAGTTAACATACCTTTCGTGAGATGGCGTTGGATCATAGGCTGAAACTGGATTATCAGATGCTCGTCCACCAAATTGCAGACCATATACATCTTTTGACCATGCTACCGAGATAAAATCTCCCAATGGCCCACCAGCACCTGACTTATCATATCCAGCATTTTTTGGTTGAACCCCCCGTGACACACATTCATTTCTGAACCATTGCACTACTTGCTGTGATCTTGTAAGTGATTTGTCTGTAACATCCTCACTGAACACAAGAAATTCGTCATACTGAAGACCTCGATATCCATGGGGTTCTGCCAGCTTACCAACAGTTCCAAAGTATAAAACAGTTCGATCTCCTCCATTCGTAAACGAAGGATCAAGAAATGCTACTTTTGTTTTGTCATTATCCAGCCATATTGCTTTTTCGGTGGCCTTTGAATTTAAGATTTCTACTTCGGAGTAAATTTGATCTGTAATCCCTGCTGGACACCAGAAACCTCGATACATCCTCCAGAATGAAGAAGTATTTTTAGCGTCCTCTGGAATCTTTTCAAAGTCTGCTGGCCCTTCCATCCATGAGTAAATTTTCTTTCTTGCAACCATGTTAGGATTCTTCAATCCATCAAAGTGCAAACATACTCCACGATCCGTTTTCCACTCTTCATCGTCTACATCAATTGAATCCCATCCTTCTTTTGGTTTAGCAAACTTGCCAAAAGCATCAACATACGAGGCTGGATTTGAAATACCTATGAACTGGAAGTGTTCGCAACCCTTAGACAAGTTGAAGAACGCAACTTCAGTAATAGCCTCGGATAACTCTGACAACTCATCAGCCACAAAGATTACATTCTTATTGTGGATGCCCTGCATCTTACCAGTAGCATCACGCTCTTTTTTCTTCTCGCCAGGGATCAGCACAATACCGGAAAGGTCTGATCGCTTTCCATCTCGACCTACATAACTGATTTTGTTTTCAGAATCAACCAGATGCCCTGGCAGTCCAAGTTGTTCACACACCCCCCAGTACCGAGTAATCTTACCCCAAATACGCTGCTTAGATGCTTTAATTGTAGTTGATGTTGCGAGGACTGTGGTGTTCTCTGGATCGGCAAGGTAGTTAACAATAGCCCATATTGCGTATGCTTCTGATTTACCGCAACCACCGGAACCAGCTATTGCGAGATACTCATGTTCACAAGCTGCACGAATCATTTGCTCTGCCCAAGGATGCCAAATAAAATGCACTGTAGCTTTAGTATCCCGCTCTGGCCAAAAGGCTCTGGCTATTCTTTGAAAGTGGTGAAATGTATCAACGCCACCAATATCTTTTGGAATCCTTTTCGTTATCTTCTCTCGGAACATAGCTAACTCAATAGCTATTTGGTGTGTGTTTTTTCGCCAGTTAAACCCATATTGGTGCAGGTAGCCTTCCATGGGATCGCCAAAAATCGGAACAGAATTCATCAAAAAAAGATTACAATAAATTTGAATTATCGCAAATAGTTATTGCAATAAAGTTGGTGTCTGTTAATTTTGCTGGGACATGACATTCTTACAAGAGTTAGGGTTTCAAAAAACAAAGTCAGAGATTTTCATTGACGAGAAGCGACCAGACATTGACTTTAATATTATTGTAACACCAGAAGATTATGCTAATGGAACTAAACACAATCCTACTAAATCTCCGCTTGCTATTGCTACATCAAGGGCAATTGAGGGAAGTGGATTCGTGTTGGATCGGGCAGGCTTTAAGGTTATCATTATTTCTCGCGGCATTTATGAGTATGGTTTCTTTATGCCTCGGAGGGTGTGGCGGAAGGTAAATTGCCAAGAGTTTGTGGATGAGTGTTCGCCAATGCACTCAATAAAATTTAAGGCAACATTCACAATGCTATTTTAATATGAAGCTAACAATACCAGTATCAAGGCATGATCGTCACTTGATCCCAAACCTCGTTAAGTCCATTGAATCCTTTAAGCCTGGCACAGACCATGAGCTTATTATCTTTGGATCACGCGAAGTTGAGCAAGATGTTTTGGAACTTGAAAAGAAAATCAAGCATCTGTTTGTTTCTTCTGAAACACTGATTATTAATGACACGATGTTGGGATGGCCAATGTCATGCAACTTTTACTTCCAGCAGTTATGCAGACATATCTCCGGTAAGAAAGACACTGATGCATTTATGTGGTTTGAGCTTGATACCACAATTATTAAGTCTAATTGGTTAGATGTAATTGCTGATGAATACTATGCGGACACAACGAAAGCAATTAAGGAAAAGCGTCTACCATCTATTTACCTTGGTGCAAGAGAGCGTGTTTATGAAGGAAAGAATGGCGAGCTACTACCGGAATCGCTTGCCGGACAACGTATGGCTCCGATTGGAGTGTATTCCAAGGAAATATGCCTTTCTCCTGTATTGAATTCTTTGTCTCTTACAAACAGACATTGGACGCATGTTATCCAATGGTATGTTGTTAAAAGATTAAAGAACTCTCAATTAATTCAAAACAACTGGCGTACAAAAAACTATCGCCATGAACAAAATAACATTGTATGTGATTCAGATGCCAATTTAGCTTGGGACATTCATTGGAATAATCTATTGAATGATAACGCTGTTCTTGTACACGGGTGTAAGGATAGTTCACTCTTCAAGTTATTGTTGGACAATAATAATAACGATATGAAAATGATAAAGAACTTGTCGGTTGAAGATGCGGAAGACATTGTGGATGATATTGAAGATGTTTCGGACTTGGACGCAGAGAAACAAACGAAGATATATAAGCAACGCGCATCTAACCTAAAGTTCCTCAAGAAAAACAAAAAGGAAACTGAAGAATGAGCGATGCATTAGAAACACTTTCAAAAGAAGGAACACCTCCAACGTCGAGGATAAAAGACGCAAGGTCAGCTTATGAGATTTGGGAGACACTACGACGAGCGGATGCCGTTTCGTCTTTTGACCGCAGTAAGATTGATGCTGCGTATGATAACGAAAGACCATACGACGAAAGAGCGTTGATCAATGCAGGGCAGTCATACAGGGTGAATGTATCTTGGGGGTTTGCAAAGCAAGTCCTTGACACTGCAATGGCGGGATATACCGACATTATCAATGCACCACAAACATTTTTTTCATGCCCTACACTTTACGGGACACAGACAGAAAATGATGAGTTGTCTCAGGTTGTAGCTCAAGAGGTAACTGCCGCTATCCGGTCTTGGCGTAACTTCTTTCCAACATACCTTAAGCTTTGCAATAGCTTTATTAAGCATGGCGTTGGAGTTGTAATGTTCAACGATGAGTGGGATTGGCGCTGGAAGTCTACAGATATGTCGGACTTCAAGATTCCTCGCAAGACAGAGATTGGGCAGGACAATATCGATGTGGCTGCTTGCCTACGTTTCTATAGCCCTACACAACTCTATCAACTTATTAAAGACGAGGAGACAGCAAAAATCCACGGGTTCAATATTGAGGCTTGTCGCAGGTCAATTATCCAATCTGTAAACAATAACAACAATTACTCAAACTTCAGACAATATGATTGGGAGAAGCTTGAGATGGAACTAAGGAACAATGACCTGTTCTTTACTACACAGGCTGCAAACCAACAGTCAATTCGCGTAGTTCATTTGTGGGTAACTGAATTTGATAATCGTGTATCGCATTACATGATTAACGACGATAACTCCGTGCAGGATTTCCTATTCAAGAAGGTAGGCAGGTTTGAAAATAGTTATCAGGCATACACCGTATTCACCTATGGCGTTGGAACAAACGGCTACTATCATGGCGTAAGAGGTCAAGGATATGATGTCTTTGCAATCAATGGTGCTTTGAATCGCGCATACTGCTCATTGCTTGAGATTGCATCGTTTGGTTCTGCGCCAACATTCCAACCTAAAGATGAGACTGCATTGCAAGAGATGCAGTTTATCCCAAATGGAATTTATAATTTGCTTTCGCCAGGAATTGAGGTCATTAAGGATACTATAATTCCTAATGTTTCCAGCGGAACCTTGCCAATTGTGAGTGCATTCACTCAACTCTTCCGTGAAAGAACGGCAAGTTATAATACGGAATCCTTGGTAAACACATCGGTTGAGAAGTCCGCTACACAAGTACGCGCTGAACTTAGCAATATTGCTAAAATGAGCGTGTCAAGTTTGAACCTTTTCTTTGATCCATGGGAATCATTGATGCGAGAGATGGTGCGTAGACTAAAACGCAAAGACTATGATGCCCGTGAACCTGGAGGCAAGCAAGTGATTGAACTTCATAAGCGTCTTCTCCGTAGGGGTTCTGAATCGTTTGGTGCAAAGGATAGATATCTCCAAGCCTTCTTTGATCTTGATGTGGATAGGCTGCGTATTACAAAGCCAGTAGGAGCCGGATCAGAGGCGGCTCGTATGGTTTCCTTTGATCGACTCATGGGAATCTTTGGTAGCCTTCCAGACTTTGGTAAACAAAACCTTATTTGGGATATTGCTTCTGAAACCGCAGGGTATGAGAATGCTGCTCGTTATGCCATTCAGCCAGGTGACTCTGAGCGTCCTACTATTGATGCATCCATCGCGCAAATTGAGAACAATCAACTAATTGCAGGCAGCAATATACAAGTTCTTGATGGTCAGAACAACCTTGTTCACGCCAAGATTCATGTTGAGGCACTTAATCCTTTGGTTACTCAAGCGCAAGAATTGCTTGAACTTGATCCAATGCAGTTAGCCCCAATGCTTGGTGGTATTAATGCGCTTAATGCTCATGTTGCCCAGCATGTGGAACTACTATCTCAAGACCCGCAAATGCGTAGCGAGTCGGCAATGTTCCGTCAGGTTCTTCAGAATGCAGACGAGATTCTTCACAATGGCACTCTGAAGGTTCAGAAGCTTATGGCTCAACAACAGCAGCAAACTATGATGCAAGGTGGAGCAGAGCAAGAGCAGGCTCAACCTCAAATTGATCCTGCGGTCTTGGCAAAGATTGATTCCGAAAGATCAATCCGGCAAGCAAAGCTTGAGATGGATATGCAGACACACCAACAAAAAATGATAATGCGTCAACAAGAAGCATCGCAAAAATTAGCATTGAGAGATGCCGAAGTTGCAAGTAAAATTCAAACACAAGGAATCAGGGCATGACACAAAGACAACTATTTCAACTAAATTCAGACAAGGTATCAACGCTTGAATCATTATTGGAAATGCCAATATTTAAAGAGGCAGTTACCATAGTAAGGCAAGAATGTTCACCTAAAGCACCAACAGACATCGAGGCAGCTAAGTCAATCGGGGCTGAAGATTTCATTAATAAGTTGACTCTTTTAACAAGAGTGAACCAAAAGAAGTTGAATGATTTGGACAAAGAGTATATTGTTCAAGCGCGAAGAAAGCTTTTGTCTACTGGGCTATATACAGAAGACGAAATATTGGAGGCTGAACGGCTTTCAATGGGAGTAAACAATCAACAAGAATAACATTATGAAAAACAAAGAAACAGTAGTTAAAGCACCAGCAACTTCCAGCAAGAAAACGAGCGTTGGAACCAAGAACAAATCTTGGGGCGACCGTCATCGTGCGGGAATCAAGAAATAAGTAATATGTCAGAACAAACACAAGAAGCACCAACAACAACAGACTCGGCAATCTCTAATTTAAAGAGTGCGCTGACATCCATTGCTAACAATGACCTCGCTGTCCAGCCACCGAAGGAGAGTAAGCCTATTGAGCCTACTCAACCTTCACCAGCAACAGAAGCAAAACAAGAAACGCAGGCCGAATCTGCTGGAGGAAATGAGGAAAATAAAGTTGAAGCTACTACTAAAGATGTTCAGTCCGAAGTAGAGCCAACTGAAGACAAGGCTAAGATTCGCTGGAAGGAATTGAAGCAAGCAGAGACTGAACTTAAAACCGCACAGCGAGAACTTGCAGAACTTAAAGCCAAAGGGGAAGAATATGAGCAAGCCGCAAGTGAAGTATCTGAACTTAAAGAACAACTTGAAGCTATTCAGCAAGAGCGTGAAGCACTTGATGGTGAGCTTTATCTAACAAGGGTTCAGTCAACAAGGGAGTGGAAGCAATACATTGCAGAACCTCTAAGCCAAATTATTCAAGACGCAGAGTTTTATTCCCAAAGAAATAAGACTGATGCTGGAGAGCTTATCAATGCACTTCAAGCTGATAGCAATGGTGATCCAGCACAACTTGAAAACCTAATCTCCGATTGGTCTGAACGGGATAAAACAAAAGTTTGGGCATTGGCAGATAACTTGCTTCAGATCGAAAAGCGTAAGGGGGAACTTGAAACAAATTCAAAGGCTGCATACGAGGCTTCTATGGAGCGGCAAGGCAAGGAACAGCAGGATCAATACAAGCAATATATTGCTCAAAGAGAAACTGCTGTGAGTGAAGTTTTGCCAAAGATCAGCGAAAAGGTATTTAGTCTTTTGCCGGAAGATAAGAGGCCGGACATGAACAAGCTCCAACAAGAAGTAATGGGTTACGATGAGTGGCCAGAAAACCTCAAGGTTTACGGAATTCTTGGCGCAACTGTCCTTCCTGACTTGGTTGATCAGATTACTTCACTACAGAAAGAGTTGAGTGATGCCAAGGAAAACAATGTGAAGCTCCGTGGTGGCGCTCCTGCTGCTGCTGGTGGCAATTCACCAAGGACTCCAAATGAAACATCAAAGTCAGTTGACTACACTAAAGTAGATACTGATGATTTTGTTAAGAGTCTTGTAAGTCGGATTTCTGGTTAACATTTGCGTCTGGTGTAGATGCTAAGTAGAGCGGGATTAAAAACCCCGCTCTATTTTTTTGTTGATTCCAAGTTGTATTTTGTTTAATTAAATTTTATGAAAGAAGAACTAAAAAAATCTCTTAAAGAGCTTTATAAAAAGAATCCATTTGCTGAAAAATTATCAGACAAGGAAGCATATTATCGCGCAGTAAACAAAGAGGCTTTTGAAGATTACCTAAAAAACAAGGTTGTTAGGGGTAATCCGAAGGGTAGTGAAAAGGGAGCATTTATGTTTGGCGGCAAATTAATGAAAAGGGGAACCCCATTTCCCGCCTTTCAAAAGGGAAAAATTCTTGAGCAATATTTACCAAAATCTGGCGAGGGATATATTTTTGAATCAAAAAGGCCAATGGTAGCAAGGGGCGAAATAAACCCAGTTAGGGGTGGAACGCAATTAGGCGGGGGTCACTTTGCACATAGACCATACGATCCATTTACTGGAAGCACGGTTAAAGAATTAAATGCAGCAGAAGTTCGTGCGTTTGAAGGTAAGCCTAATCCAATTATGGGATACAAAGAAGTTGGCAAGGGTTATCCTGCTGTTCAAGCAGCCAAACAATCTTTGGCAAGAACGGCAAGAGGTGTTGCAAAAGGCGTTGGCTCCGCTGCATTGGCTGGAGCCGCATCCGCTGCCGTAGAGCCTATTGCTGAAGCGGCAATGCAAAAATATGAAGAGACAATGGGATATGAAACTCCAGACCCTAAATCTACAGCCGGAAGATTACGCGCATTAACTATAGGGGGTGGGCCTCTTGCTGCCCCGTATGAGGTTGGAAAAGCAGCAACTGAACTTGTTACTGATATTATTCCGTCAGCAACACAACTTGCTTACGAAAAATTTATTGAATCTCCTGCAAGGGAGAAAAGAATAAAAGAGCGTACGCAGCAAAAAAAATCAGATAAAAAGAAATCTTAATTATTGTTAAAAATAATGCTTGCTTATTTTAACAGCGTAACCTATTTGTCGAAATGCAAGTTGTAAGACTTGTTTAAAAATCTTACATGGATCGCTGATTCCTTAACATCAGTAAATAAATTGAGCTTATAAATCCGAAAGGTCTTTGAGGTGGCTCACCAAAGAAAAATAACACAATTACATTTGGCAACTTAAAAGCTCTTGTAATTCACAACCAAACTTAAAATAGAAAGATAAAAAAATATGTCTCAGTATAATCTCGCTGATGTAAATAATCAGCTTCAACAGGAAGCCGGACGAATCGGTGAAATGATTTCGTCCAAACTCATCGCAACTGACCCTTGGAATCGTCTTATCAAACAAGACAACTTCCCTGCTGGAATGGGCGAATCCATTCAGACTCTTATCCAAGAGCGCACAACTGTTCCTAACGCATCCTCGACTGCGTGGGAAGATGTTGGAACTAATGATGGCACTGGCAATACTTGTAACCCAACACCACAGGTTGTTGAGTTTGCTCGTACTCTCAAGAGCTACAACCTGCAACAGTCCGCTATCCGTTCCCCTGGCTTCTGTGTGAATGATCTTCGCACCGCTTGGAAGGCTGAAGAGCAGCTTGCTGGTGAAGTTAAGGTTCTTAAAGAAAACTCCCAGTGGTTCTGGAGCAATCGTTATCGTGATGAATTTTCTCGTCTCGCTGGCAACAAGGTTGTTACTGATGTTAACGACTCGTTGGCAATGTCCACAAGCGGATCGAACCAAGCGTTCCCTGCTGCGGCTCCTGCTTATGCGCTCGACCAAGGTATCCTCGATCAGTTCTATCTTGATCTCTCCCGTGATGCGGCTGAAGGTCATTATGCAATGGTTGATGGTGAACCTCAGTACGGTCTCATCTGCTCGCCAGAAACAAGCAACTACCTCAAGAAACAGAATGCCGATATCCGTCAGGACTTGCGCTTCTCTTCACAGGTTGATGAGCTTATCAAGCCATTCGGCGCTGCATTCAGCTACAGTGGCTTTGTCCACTTGGTTGATCGTCAGGCTCCTCGCTACGACTTCGTTGATGGCGCGTTCGTTCGTGTGCCGTTCTTCAGCACTGCCCCTGCCAACACTGGCAACAAGGCTGTTGTGAACCCAGCATACCGCACTGCCCCATATGAAGTTAGCTTCATCTACAACCCCCATGTTTATACTTCGCGTGTTGCACAGGTTATTACAAGCCCAGGTTCCGGCCTAAAGTTTGATCCCGTTAACTATCGTGGTGAGTTCATGTGGATCAACAACAAGGATAATGCGAACAACATCCTTGGTGTGAATGGTTACTTCTACGCTCTGTTCATGCAGGGTTCACAGCCAAAGCGCACTGAGTGGGGTTATGCTATCATGCATCTCCGTTGCTCACCAGCTACGCTGTATCAATCCTGCTCCTAAGAGCTAACAGATCAAGCGCGGGGAGGTATTGAGCTTCCCCGCGCTAATCTCTTTTTGTAACTTTAACGAAAGACAACTATGGACGAAAATAAAAAAGGCGGTCTTGCGGTTATGATTGGTATGGGTGCAGCTTCTAATGAAGTGGTTTTTACAGCACCGGAAGGAATGGATGTTTCAGAAATGAAAGAAGGCGAGGAGAAAGAAATCCTTGCTATGGTTCGCTATGATGGCGATGGACAATTTACGTTGGTTTCTGTTGATGGTTACCCACTCGCTGAATCTGGACAAGAAGAAATGCCAGAAGGATATGAAGAGGGTGAAGAAAACGAAATGGAAGAAGAAGAAGAATCTTATCCACAACGACTTCAATCCCGCGCAGGATTGGCATAATATGGCGCAAACTCCAGAACACGGAGACTCTGAATACAATCTTCTGCTAAAGATAGCAGAAAACTTTGGCGTTATTGTTGAGCATGGAGATTCAAAAGAAGTTTTGCTTTACAAGATTGCTGAAAAAACTTATGAATCAGCAAATCAAACTTAATTAGAATTTAAACATATGGCTCAACAACCCAAACACGGAGACGGAAGTTTCAACCTGCTTTATAAAATTGCAGATAATACCTATGATATGTCGCAGGGTGGCGGGGGGGAAACCGGAGCTACAGGTGCTACTGGTGAAGTTGGAGCTACAGGGAATGTAGGATCAACTGGGGCTACTGGGCCTGCCGCTGACACATCTACATTTGTTCAGAAATCAGGTGATACAATGACAGGTAAGCTAAATCTTCCTGTATCAACGACATTATCAGCACCAGTTAATATTGGAACTGGTTCCGCTCCTACCTCTCCAATTAATGGTGATGTTTGGCTTACAGGATCAAATTTAACATGGAAAGGAACTTCTGCGGATATTCAAGAAGCTGCTACCTTAAAAAAAGCAAACATTTTTACACGGGCACAAGCCGTTCAACTTGGCACAACTGACACAGGAATTGGATTAAAAATCACAAATTTAGGGTCTGGCGAATCTTTGAGAATTGAAGATGAATCTCCAGAATCAACGCCATTTGTTGTTTCTGCGGCAGGCAAAGTTGGTATTGGTGTTATTCCTGACGCTACAGTCTCACTTTCACTCGATACAACAGGAGTTAAATTTGGTGATGGAACCATTCAAACTACAGCTACTATTGCAGGGGCAACAGGAGCTACGGGTGCAACAGGAGTAGGTTCCGTTGGGGCAACAGGAGCGACAGGCCCAGCAGCAGACACTTCAACATTTGTTCAAAAATCTGGCGACACGATGACTGGTAAGTTAACCTTGCCAGCATCAACAACTGTATCGGCTCCAATAAATATCCCGCATGGGGTTGATCCTGCATCTCCTTCTAATGGCGATTTGTGGTTGACTGGGACGCTTAAATATAGAGATCAAGCTGGAACAACTCGATTTGTCGCAGACACAAATCGACCCAATAGTTTTACCCAAAGACAAACCATATCTGCTGATGTATTTACTACTTTGCCTGCGTTGCGAATAACTCAAGAAGGAACTGGAGAAGCATTCCGAGTAGAGGATGGCCCCACTCCAGACGCAACTGCTTTTGTCATTAGTAATGCGGGCAGAGTAGGCGTTGGAGTTACACCAGACGCAAGCGTTGCACTTTCTGTTGATACAACAGGCATCAAATTCGGTGACGGCACTATTCAGACTACCGCATCTATTTCGGGAGCTACAGGAGCAACAGGAGCAAGCGTGACAGGTGCTACAGGTGCTACTGGAACCGCTGGAGTAGACGGAGCGACTGGAGCAACAGGTATTACTGGAGGGGCTGGATCAACTGGAGCTACAGGTATTACTGGCGATGTCGGAGCGACTGGCGCGACAGGAGTTATTGGCGCGAGCGGTGCAGATGGAACAGGGACAGCATATTACGGACAAGTTTCCCGAATCACAAACGGCACAATATCAATCGCTACTGCTGGGACATATCAATCAACCGGATTAACCGCTACGCTCGATTCTGAAAACTTTGGAGTGAGCCTTGGGACAACAGATAGCTTTGCTGTAAAGAATACATCTGGTTCCGCGCAACTTTTCAAAATCTACGGATCGGCAGATATTGATGCAGGAAACAATACGATTCTTGGAATTAAATTGGCACTTAATGGAACTCCGATTGACAATACAGAGTGCAATGCGTCAACGGGACAAGGCACTACTTTTGCAAAACTTGTTACAAATTGGATGATAGAATTGCAACCGAATGATGAGGTTGCCTTGTTCGTTACAAACAAAACTACCGCTGGAAATGTTACCTTGTTGCGCGGCAGGTTGGTTGCATCAACTGTTGGACGGCAAGGAGAAGAGGGTGCTACAGGTGCAACTGGCTCAACTCCTGCAAACATTATTTTATCTGATACGACTGGACTTACAGGAGCAACTCAACTTGCAAATATAGTGCAAATTACACAAGCTGGGTATAACGCTACAACACCATTGTCTAACACACTTTACATTATCGTAGGATGATTTTAACCGATTCCAGTGCAGCAAATGTTGGGGCAACTGCTGTAACAGCAATTGCATCTGCGACAGGTGCATTTCGTCAGTTCATGTGCTATGCCGACACAACCATTTCCTTGGTTATTTCTGGCACAATCGGTCTTATTAAAAACGGAGCAGGAATTCTGACTCTCACTGAAAACAACACCTATTCTGGTGGCACAATGATCAATGATGGTTATGTTGTTGCAGAAAACCAAAACGCTCTTGGGACAGGACAGGTCACATTGAATTCAACTAATGCAGGATTGATACTGTCGAACGGAACATACATAAACAATTTATTAGTAACGGACAATCTTAATTCAAAATTTTTAGGTGTATTTTTTGATGGGATTAACACTTATGCCCCAATTTGGTCTGGCACTATTCTCATCAATGAAACTTCTGCTTTAGGATTTATAATTTCGTCAGCTTCAGGAGACTCTATAACAATTTCTGGAAATATAAGTGGCGCAGGAAGTATAACCAAACAAAACCCCGGATTCCTTTTTTTAAGTGGTAATAACAGTTTTACAGGAGGAATCACTATTAGTTCAAACGGGGGAATTGTTGTTGTAAATAATAACAACGCTTTAGGGACAGGAAGTGCAACATTGGCAGGGTCAAATGCAAAAATTTATATTGGCAATGGAGTTACAATTTCAAATACAATAATTGTTTCTGATACTGGAGGTCAAAAAACCATACTGGTTGAAACAGGAGAGTCTGCTGTTATTTCTAATGTTACTAACAATGAGACAGGTTTTGGAAATTTTAGATTTGATACCGAGAGCGCAGCATTATTAAATGTTGCAGGAGTTATCAGCGGAGTTGGATCAATTACAAAAATAGGAACAGGACTTTTGACTCTCTCTGGCACTTGCAACTACACGGGGCAAACGCAAATCAACTCTGGAACGCTTGAAGTTACAGGAGCATCAACGCTCAACGGAGTTATTAGCGGATCAGGAACATTAAGAAAAACTGGAACGGCAGTTTTAACAATAGGTGGGAACAATACTTACTCTGGAGGAACATCGTATGTTGCCGCAGGAACAAGTGCTTATATATTATGCACATCAAGCAATGCTTTTGGAACGGGACTTCTTACTGTGTCCAACGCTGTAGGACGCATCGACACAGGGAGTAATGTAACCCTACCTAATAATTTTCAATTAACTACTGCCCTGCAGATTCGCACTCTTGGAGCAAACACGATAACAGTTTCAGGTAATATTGCAGGAGGCGGAAGCTTGACTAAATCGGGCAACGGAACCCTTATTCTGTCTGGAACATTAACCTACACAGGGCAAACAATTATTACTGGACTCTTGCGAGCGTTCCAAACAACTGGAGCATCAACCGCGACCGCAACATTTAACTCGGCTGGCTCATTCATTGCTGTTTCGTTCAATGTTTCACCTCCGTCTGGTGTTACAACTTTCCGATTTTTCCAAGGCTCGACAGCAAGCACTTGGGGCTTAGGAACTTTGACAGGCGTCCCTGCTGGAACAACGGCGACCTATAATTCAACAAACTCAACCCTTTCAGTTACAGTCCCATGATCATTACTCCAAGTGCAAATGGCTGGTCATACGACGATTCTGTTGGAATGTGGAAATTGGCATATGAAGAGAAAACCATTATTTTCTACCAACAAACAAACCAATCAATTGCGACTCCTCAAACATTATTTGTAGGCACTGAACAAGAGTGCGAAGATCAGATTAAATTACTCGACCTTAAATACCCAGAACAAACAGAAGAAACAGAATAATGGACACGAACTCATTTAACGCAGGAGCCGCAGGGATGATAGCAACCGCAACAAGCATTGGGATTTCTATGCTTCCAGCAATAGAACAATGGCTCCGCATGGGTTCTCTTTGCATTGGTATTGTAGTTGGCATAGCATCACTTGCTGTTATCATCAGAAACTGGAACAAGAATAAAAACTAATATGCCTATCACATTTCCAACACCAACAACTATTGGGGAGCAATTTTCATCTGGCGGGAAAACATGGCAATGGAACGGATATGCGTGGGATTCCATAGCTAATGCCTCCGCTCTTGGAGCTACTGGGGCGACTGGAGTTGGGCAAATCGGAGCAACGGGAACAACAGGCGCAACTGGGCCTGCTGGAACAACAGCTCCACTTTACCAAGCAACATATTATAAAAGTGCAAATCAAAACTTAGTTAATCCAAATACCGATATTACATTTGACCAAGATGCCTCTTGGAACAACGACAATGGATTAATTACACATACGGCTGGATCAACAGATTTTGTAGTAGTTCAAGCTGGACTTTATCAACTTGAGTTTAATCTTTCTGTAAATGCAAACGGTGCAACTTGGAATACAAGCACGAATAAAACAGTTTCAATAGACATCATTCGCTCCCCTGGTGCGGAGCAAGTTGTCATTGGTCAAACTGCCGTTGCGGCATCAACTCAAAATTTTACTCAAAACGTTGTTTCTACCTTCAACCTTGAAGCTGGCGATATAATTAATCTTCGTCATTTTGGAAACTTTGCAACAGCAACTCCATTTGCTCAAGGAGTCCTAAATACCATTGACCTTAATACATGGTTTTCTTGGAGGCTTCTTGCTTCTGGAACTCAAGGTTTAACTGGAGCAAGCGGAGCTACAGGTGCAAGCGGAATTGGTTCTGTTGGAGCAACCGGAGCAACTGGGCCAAGTGCCAACCTCTCTAACTATGTTCTTAAGGCTGGCGACACGATGACTGGGAAGTTAAATCTTCCTGCATCCACAACAACGGAAGCTGGATTAAATATCGGTAACGGAGTTACTTCTACCACACCCCAGCAGGGTGACATATGGATGAGTGGAAATATCTTGCGATATTTTGGAGTAGCAGTAAGAGATGTTGCTGTCACAAATTCGACAAATGTGTTTCTCTCTGGTCAAAGTATCAATGGTTCTACATCTACCCCTGCACTTCGCATTACGCAAACAGGAGCGGGAGAGGCGTTACGAGTTGAAGATGAAACAACTCCAGACGCAACTGCTTTTGTTATTTCCAACACAGGCAGGGTTGGTATTGGAGTTACGCCAGATGCAAGTGTATCTTTGTCATTAGATTCGACGGGAGTTAAATTTAACGATGGAACAATTCAAACTACGGCAATGATAAACCCAAATCCAAGTGGAACATTTACATTAAAATCAATCGATGGAGTTATTACTTGGGTATCTGGATAATTTAAAATATGAAAACACTATTACTAAAAACACTATCATTTCTTACTGGAGCATCTAAATCTGTATTGGAATTTATTATTCCAATCTTAAAAGATAGCACTGCGAATATCTTAAAGGCACTGCTTCCAATTGCTGTTGAGGTTGTATCTTCCTTGGTAGACTCTTCTGCAAGTGGAGATGAAAAACGCAAAATTGCTGGAGAGAGAATCAAGCAGGCCGCGCTTAAAGAGGGTATGGATGCCTCTACAAGGGCAGTAAACCTTGCAATTGAACTGGCTCTTTCCCGTATCGGAAAATGAACGGAGACAAGCCATGGTGGCAGAGTAGGACGATCATTGGAATCGTTGTTATGCTGCTCGCTCAAGCTTTAAAGTGGTTCAATGTAGATATCATAAACGAAGAGCTTACGGACATTGTTACTATTGCTATGGAGACGGTAGGTGCAGGACTTGCTGTTTACGGGCGCGTGAAGGCTCGTAAGACGCTTCGCAGGACAAGACCAGGGGGATCATTCAATCCGAGTGCAGAAGTGCGTAAAGCAAAGCCTGCGAGAAATAAGATATTCGGTTTGCTTTTGGTAATGACTGCATGCTCGTATGGTCAGATGTATCCGTCTAATGTTTGGTATGAAAACCCTATCAAGTTTACCGAAATTGTAGATCAACGCTCATTCCTTGTTAGGCTTATTGATAGCCTTAAGTGCAGCGTTGTATTGTTCCCGCTAAAGGGAGAGATCAAGGGTTCTGCTGACTTTTAATTATGCTTAAAAAAATCGACATGGCTGGATTCATCTTGGATTCAGAAGCCCGTAGGGACAAGCAAGGAAACCTCAAGGTCTATGATCTACCTGCCGCTGATGGTGGTGGATCGTATGAGGTTGCCGGAATCAATGATCGCTATCATCCAGAAGCTGCGAGGAAGTTGAAGAACCTTATTCAAGAGGGTAAGCATTTTGAAGCAGAAGAATATGCAAAGGCATATCTAATGGACTACACAAATGTAGTTAGCAACTGGACTCGCAACCCTGCTGTTGAGGCATTCCTTCGTGACACAGCCTTTAATCGAGGGCCGAAAGGTGCATTGCGTATTTTGCAGATTGCTCTTGGAGTTCCGCACGATGGCAAGTGGGGGGCGATTACTGAATCGGCTATGGGTAAGTATACACCTTCTGAACTATTGGAGAGGCTACGCAAGGCAAGGGAGACATATGAGCTTCGTATAGCACCTCCGGTTGGAGCGAGAAAGCAGTTCTGGGCAGGTCTTCAAAACAGGTGGGACAATGCGCTAAAGTTTAGTAAGGGATTTATTGTTTAACAATTATGGAACAAAAAGATAGTCAGACCAAAGAGTTGGAAAAAGAAAACGCAAAACTTAAAGGAATTCTAAGGCAATGTCTCAAGGCAAGGCAGATTGCCCATGTAAAACAAATCATTAGAGAGGTATTTACAAATGAGTGATAAAAAAAGCTGGAAAGATAGGGCTATGGAAATGATAGGCGTTGAGAGCGAACCTCCAAGGCAACGCAAAACATTCTCTACTGAAAAGAAAACGCTTCAAGCATCTGGAGATGAAAACATTCCTAAAGAGGTTTTAAGTAGGTATGATGAGCTTTATAAATCTGGAGTTAAAAACATTTCACTTGAAGACTTGATTACTGATTACTACGGAGGATCAGAGAATCTTCAAGCGGAAATATCAAAGGCAAAGGAAACCAGGTCAACGCGAAATCCTAAATCATACGAGGATAAATCAATGGAGATGTATTATGATAGAATTGCTGAAAAAATTCCAGTTCGTTCAAGTAAAACATTAGCTCCTCATTATACTCCAGATGACAAAGAGGCCGTTGTATCAGACCCAGAATCATACATTAAGTTCCTCGCGCAAGTTGCAGAAAAGGGATTAAGCGGATCGAAAAAAGATCAAGAAGAGTTTAATAAATTTCTTGAAAAAAACAAATACACACGCAGCGACTATGCTGAAATGATGGGCAATCCATTAAGCCAATACATGGGAGCGGTTGAGCATGAGGTTGGGCATCACGCGACAGGGCCAAGAGAAGGTAATCTTGGAATGACATTTACACATATGTCAGATAAGGGCGAGCTTTCCAATCAACTTGGCAGAATCCAGCGAGAAGCATATCAGTTGTATGGAGAAAGATTTACACCTGATACCCTTGAAGATTTTATGGTTCAACAAGAAAATGTTCCAGAAAAAGAACGATTTAAGAATTTTTCTCCAGATACAAGGCGCGGGCTTCGTGAATTGTATGACGCATACAAAGGTGAGAATCCAATGCTTAAAGAGAATCAAAGAATTTGGCCTGCTGCAAAGGCAAGGATTCCAGAGTTTGTTAAAAATAAACAATCTGAAAAAAATAAAACCGTATGAGTGATGCAATCAAATCAGCGATGAAACGGCTTGGTGTGTCCGGTGTGAATAAACCAAAACGGACACCAGGTCATCCAACGAAAAGCCATGTTGTGCTTGCTAAAGAAGGGTCAAAAGTTAAGACAATTCGATTTGGACAACAGAATGTATCCGGTTCACCAAAGCGTGAAGGAGAATCTGAGGCTGATCGTAAGCGTAGGGCATCATTCAAAGCTCGGCATGCAAAGGGAATTGCAACAGGAAAGATGTCTGGAAGTTATTGGGCTTCGAGAACTAAATGGTGACAAACCAATAGTTTACGCAAGCGTATTAAAATTCTTTTTGACTTGTTCACATTTATTGTTAGTATCCCAACAACATGAAACACATCTTCATTAAAATTGATGGAGTGAAATGGAAGATTCTTTTTAAGAAACCAACGCCAAACGATTACATTGGAGTTGAAGAAGATGACATTGGCCTTTGTGTATCTGAAGACAAAAAGATATTTGTCACGCCAGACCCAGACATGGTTCTTGGCACTGCAATGCACGAAGTCCTTCATGCCGCATTCCCTCAACTAAACGAGGATGCTATTATTGTTGGAGAGAAAGCCCTTGTTGAACTTCTGGACAAATTCCCTAAAGAACTATTACAAAAATGAGCCTGCGTTATGAACAACTAAGTTCCCTTGTTAAAACACAGAAGTTCCTGCGTGATCTTTTGTATACAGACACTCGACCTAAAAAAGTATCTGAACTGAAAGAACGGGCATACAGATGCCTTCGTCACTTCCCTCATCTAAAGGAAAATGGAGAGCCAATGTGGAGTCAGGATGACTTCCCGTGTCCTAAAATTCAACTCACAGAAGAAAATGGCAACAATAAATAAACAATGGAAGAAATGGATGGCTGTTAGCTGTTCTCATGGAGATCACCTTGACCCAGAAGCCAGAGACGCTGTGCTTCGATTTAAGGAGCAGTTTCGCCCTAATACCACCATTCACCTTGGAGACTTTATTGACGCAGCAGCGGCCCGTTCTGGAGCAATGAATGACCCAAATGCAGCGGATCGTGCAGCGTCAGTAGCGGAAGACCTTTCTGCGGGTGTAGATTTTTTGCAGGAGCTTCGTCCAAATCATATTTTATACGGAAACCATGAGGATAGATTGTTCAGGCTTGCCAATTCGCCTAATGCGTTAGCGGCTCATGCTGCAACATTAGTTATTCAAGAGATCGAGAAGACTGCAAAGAACCTCAAAGCCAGAACATATCCATACGATATGCAGTCACATCCTATAATTGGAGGCACAAAGTTTATCCACGGTTTCATGTATAACGTAGCCAGTATTAGGGATCATGCGGAGACATTTGGAAATTGCGTCATGGGGCATGTGCATCGCACTGGCATAGAACAAGCAAGGACGCTAAATGGAGCTACAGGATATTCAGTTGGTATGCTGATGCGCTTTGGTGCTGACTATTCCAAAACAAAACGCCAAACGCTTGCTTGGACGCAAGGATTTGGTTACGGATTTTACACAGACACACAAATAACAGTAAATATATGCGAACGAAAAAGGGGAAACCCGTGGATGTTGCCGCTATAAACTCTGCTTGGCAGGGTTTGTTTGACCAAAACAAAACTAATTCTATTGAAGAGCTTAAAAAGGATGGGTGGATTTCCATCTATGAAGCCTCCAAGAAAATGAATAGAACAAGAGCAGCTACAAAAGCAGCCCTTGAAAAGATAGGGGCCGAATACCAACTGTTTCCAATTCTCGTTGGTGGAATTGCAAGAAGAACTGGGTTCTTTAGGCTTAAATGCTGAAGGGGGAGAGGATTTTAACCCCCTCCCCCACCATGAACACACAAGCCTGGACACACACACGCACCCAGCTATGTGTAATCTATTTTATTACTTCCCAATAGTCAACTGGATAATTAATTTCTATTTCTGTTTTTTCTTGATCGAAGGATTTGACTTTTTCTTGCTCGACTTGGAGGCGGATTGTCCATGGGTTGTCTTCAGGTAGGATTCCAGAGTGTCGCAAGCCATCGAGTAGATTCTTTGTGGACGCTGCGGCGTTGTCAGGATCAAGACATCGGACTCTGAACAGAGTGAAGCGGACTTCAATGCGTCCAACAGCAAGTCCCAAGCCAGCTTTTTTTCTTTGTACTGGACTGCCCAGTGCTGGCGCATGGTTTTGTTTAACGAAGGGGTTCTGTATAGTACTGTTAGTTTTAGTTGCATTGGCTTGTAAAAATGATTGTGAGGCGTTTGGGAAGGCAAGCATTAGTTCTTTTTGGGTCATAGTGTGTATCCATTTTCTTTAGCCCAAGCTGGATTGTCATGGCATTTAGTATGGCAAAATCTACAGGTTGATAAGAAGGTGTCTTTATTACACAGGTTCTTTCCCCTCTTAGCCATGTGGTGAATGTCTGTAGCATCGCATCCACAAATCTCGCAATATGGATTTAATGCGAAGTGTTCTTTCCTTGCCTGAGAATACTTGACGAGTTCTTTAGAGTGTCTTGCTGACACCTTGTTCATCCTACTTCTTCTTAACAGGGGCATAATAGCGTTCCATACTTTTTAGAGTTTCAAGGCATTCGCTATTCTCGATTGGCGAATGAACACACTTTGGAAATTCCTTTCCTCTCATGTGCATATCACCTAATTTGTTCAGCTTGAATGGAGAGACGAATATTCTCATCTCCCCATTCTCAAGGCCAATGAATGGAATCAAATCCATCCTACGAGTCCAGCTTTGACATTATGCTTTTTAACCATTGGTTTTTCTTTTTGGGTTTTGTTTTTTTAGAAGCAGGCTTACGAATTCTTTTCATTCTGTAAATGTCCGGTATTGGACTATCTTCAACATAGACTTCGTGTGTGATTGCTTGCTTGCAACAATACCTAATACGCCGGACAAAACAAACATTGTCTTTGGTTGTCAGAACGCGAGTGTCCTTAACCTCGGTATCCTTGCCGCATTCCTTACACTTCATTTATGAATTTCTTTGCATCTGCCATTAGATTCAATCTCCCAACAACATCGTCTACTGAATATGCGGGATGCTCAATTTGAAGAACAAGTAGTTTAACTAATAGCTTTGCCTCTTGCTGTAGTTCATCCTTATCTTTTACTGCTTTTAAGAATTTAGATAGAAGTGTTTTGCCTCCCTTACCATAAGACAATGCCTTCTCCAGTTCGTCTATACGATCAGAATCCTCTCTTGCGTTCTTGCGTAGAGACTTGATTACTCCAATGAGTTCATTGCGCTCACGCTCCAGTTCGCGGGTGTGTTGAAGCATAACTTCCAGATAAATATAGTTACCTGGGTTTTCTGCCAATAGGGAATTGTAAAGCTCATCCGTATCTGGTGTGCTGGATGAGAAAAAAAACTGCGTTACAGGGGTATCGCCACCTTTAACTATTTCAATTTTCATTTCGCGCCCTCCTTGAGTTGCTCCCATGCGTTTCGGTAAAAGAGAACATCCGCCATGAGTACTTGGTTGGACTCCGACATCTGCTGCGCCAAATCCCTCGCCTCGTCGCGTTCACGCTCCAACTTGCGGGCAAAGCTGGCTGTAACAACCTGCAATGGGATTGGGTTTGTTCTGAGCAGCCCTTCATGTTGTGCAGCATCTGTTTCTGGTGTCTCACTCATTTCGCGCCCTCCCTATGGATCATTTTGATAATCTCTGCAATCGCTTCCTCTCGGTTGAATGACAGGGAGCAAATGCCCACATCCCTCCAGTGTCCGCAATAGAAGACTTGGTAGGTAAACCTCCGGCAATCATCTTCGGACTCGTCAAGATACCGGAATGGGAAGCCAAGGAACTTTGAGTATCCATTGGGATTCTCAACCATATCTCGCAACCTTGCAACCTCCCCCTGTGAAAGAGAGAGGTTATATACCAAAGACCGTATTTCAGCCCTGAGTGAGTCCATTTCGCATTGTGCGAGGAGGCTGTGATTTACTTCCAGCGGGACATCTTCTGGGCGAGGAATACTACGAAAGGTGAAATCTCCCACATATTCTGGCATCGTGTCTTCCATATTAGTCCTTTTTAAGTAGTTCATCGATGATCTTTTCGGTTATTTCCTGGAGTGATGGGTAGCAAAGCATATTGAATGACTCACCGTGTTTCTTGATGAATGCCTGCCAGTCCTTGTGTTCTTCCTTGGTGAGTTTGATCTCCCGTGGTCTTGCTTCTCCGGCCTTGCGGACGATTTCCATCAGCTTGTCCTGCTTGTTATGCGCGGCAGCTTGGATTTCAGCCTTGTCTGGATAAACACATTGCCGAATGCTGGTGCAGCCTGGTGCTACCTTAACGAGCCAGTAACCCTCCTGTAGCCCAAAGTATGAGTTATCGTCCGTGACTTGGATATATCGCTTCCCTTGTTTGCGGTAGAGTATCTTTGACTCTACTTGTTTTATTCGTTGTTGTGCGTTCATGCGAAATATATCTTGCACTAAATGTAGTGGCGTGTCAATATCTGTTTTCCATGAAACACACATCACCCTCTCTATTGTTAAACAATAAACCAGAAAAACACTAATGTGGATACTACCCAAAAACCTAACCTCTCACACATTTCCCTCTGCTTCGGATACGGAGGTATCGACCTCGGACTGCACAACATTTTTGGAGACAGACTACGACTCGCTGCTGTTTGCGAGATCGAAGCCTTTGCTCTGGAAAATGCTTTGTCGAAAATGGAAGCAGGACTCATTCCTGCGGCTCCGATCTGGAATGATTTACGGACATTCCCTTGGGAAGAGTTTCAAAATGTCAGCTTGGTATCGGGAGGTTTTCCCTGCCAACCCTTCTCTGCTGCTGGAAAGCGAGATGGAGATCAAGACCCAAGACACCTCTTCCCATTCATCATTGATGGAATCAAACGATGCAGACCAGGACTTGTTTTCTTGGAAAATGTCGAAGGAATCCTTTCAAGCAAACTTACTGGAGAAGGTTGGGCAGACCCAGCCGGAACGCCAGTTTTGCTCCATGTCCTTAGAGAGTTGGAACGGGTGGGTTACAAAGCAACGGCAGGAATATTCAGTGCGAGTGAAGTCGGCGCTCCCCACCAGCGCAAGCGGGTCTTCATCTTGGCCCACAACAAGTGTGAGGGATCACAAGGGAGGATATTCGGGAGGGAGGATACGCAACGGGAAGCTCTCAATGGACACCTTGGATGTGGCGGTTCAAGCTGTGGAGTCTGGCCTTCACGCCCAGGTCAATCCCAATACGCGTGGGAACCACCAAGAACAACAAAGACAATGGCGAACTCCATCCGTAGCGGAGGAGAAAAACCAAAACACCTCGACGCAAATCTACCTACAGAACCAAGTGGGGGCGACACCGAAAGCGTGGGCAACGCCTCAAGCGAGCGACTATATCGAGGGAGCGAGGACGGAGCTAACCAGCAATCAGAAATGCTTGGGGAGGGACATGAAGCAGTGGGCGACTCCGAGTGCAGCGAAACTGAATGCTCGCTGGGTGGAGATGCTTATGAACCTTCCATTGGGGTGGGTATCTCCGAGTTGTCCGGTCTCAGTGATTCAGAACTGGCTGAAATTCGTGAGTGGATGGTTAAAACTGACAACAGAACCGACGAACTCCGACTACTTGGAAACGGAGTCGTCCCGGCAACAGCAACCAGAGCTTTTCTGACTCTATTGGAGAAACTAAACGGGTGAAAAAGAATATTCCATGCTGGGAACCCTGCGATTCCTGTGAAGATTACATATGCAACATACACAAAGAGCATGTGCATGATTGCGAGTGTGAGCCAATAGACTGGTGGGAAGAGCATGGAATGTATCCATACCAAACAACAGTAAAAGAATACTTCCTAAAAATAACCAAATGACAAACGAACAAAAAATATGGCTTGCACTTCAGTCTGCAAAGACCGATATTATCCTCGCAATTGCCGACTACAAGAAGCCGAACCACACAGCTTGCATGGACTGGGTAGACCAAGCCACAACGAGATTGATGGAAGCTTATGGTCTTCTTGAAGAAGACAAGGGTGGATACGAACTTTAGAATTTGAGATGCAATAACGTGGTATTGTGGCGGATTGAAACCCTTGGCAGGGCTTGATCTGGTTAGGAATAACGCCATCCTCGCAATCACATAAAACGAGGACTCTCAATTATTGTTAAACAATAGTTGACTCTGCACTCAGGCAGTGTAGTGTTCAATCCGCTGTAGGAATACAGCCATTCGCGTGAGAACGAATGCAACACAAGATTAAATTGAAACAATAAATATATCGATACCCTTCCGTAGATCATTCTCACCCGTCATTTCAACGGTCTTGTGCTACGGGAGGGGTCGTCCCTCGTAATATGAATGAGTCAAAAAAAGAATTTCGTGGAGTTTGGATTCGCGCAAGCCTTTGGAGGAGGAAAGACCTTACTTGGTTTGAAAAGTGTCTTATCGCAGAGATTGATTGTTTCGCTAACAATTGTTTTGCGAGCAATGCGTATCTTGCGGAAATGATGAATACAACAGAATCCAGGTTATCAAATGCATTGAGTAAGCTTCGCAGTATGGGGCTAATTATTGATGCTGGTTTCAATGGAAGGGTTCGTCAGATTTTGGTTGCTGATAATGTATCTTCAGACCCAAAAATCCATAATCCAACAGAGAAAATAATAAACAAAGACTTCACACAGGTGTTAACTCAGCCTTCACCTATATGTGAAGGCAGGATTCACACAGAGGTGAACATAGATACTAATAGAGAACAAAGCATAGAAAATACCCCTATAATCCCCTCAAAGGGGATAGTGTCTGAATTTGAAACTTTCTACTCAACCTACCCTCGCAAGGTTTCCAAAACCAATGCCGAGAAGGCATGGAAGAAACAGAGGTGTGTTCTCTCCGAAGTCATGCCATCCCTTCAAAAGCAAATGAAGCTCTGGACTGATCCTCAGTTTATTCCCCACCCTGCGACATGGCTAAACGGAAGGCGCTGGGAAGACGAAACACCTAAATCAATACCATCACACCAGAACACATATAAAACACACTCTAACGCCAACCTCGCGCAAAAGAAGCGCAACTGGTATGACATCTGTGAAGAGCGTGGAGAGCGTGAAGCATTCAAAACTTGGGTCACAACGAACAGACCGGAGGAATGGTGTGATTACCTTCCATCAATGGACACTCGTTGGTGGATCGAATTTTCTGATAGACCTGTAGAGTTTTAGTGCTACAATACCGAACCCATGTATCACCTAAAGCTCGCTTGGCTTTACATCAAACGCGAATATTATGTCGCTCAATATGTCTGGAATGAACTGAAGATTTCAATCCTAACTTTATTTCTAAAATGAGAGAGTTTCTTATAATGATATTAATCGCATTCGCATTCGGATGCACAATTTCCGCTTGGCAACGGGCATCCAAGCCGGACTTCACAATCTGCCCGCTCTGCAATCAACACACAAAATAACACACACATGAAAGAATCAGGTCACTACTACGATAGAAACGGGAATGCGGTATTCCAAGTTCCAAACAAATCAAAAGGCGGAATGCGATATACAACGCTCAAGGATTGTAAATCTTTGAACCTGTACCCAAGTGTAACCACTATATTTAAGGTTCTCGCCGCACCGGAGCTTGATCGATGGAAACAACAGCAGGTTCTGATGGCAAGCATGACACTGCCTCGCAATCCAGGCGAGGACGATGAATCATATTGTTCGCGCATTATGGAAGATGCCTTCAAGCAAGTTTCGGATGCCGCTGATCTTGGAACAAACATCCACAAGGCACTGGAGAATCACTTCCAAGGACTGCCATACGATCCAATCATGGAGGAATATGTTGCTCCCGTAAAAAAATGGGTGGATCACAATCGAGTTAAGTTCCTCCAGCATGAGTTGCGCTTGGTCAATGCAGAGGTTGGCTATGCCGGAACCACAGACGCACTCATTGAGAAAGATGGAGTGCTGTATGTTTTGGACTACAAGAGCCGCAAAACAAAACCGGAATACGAAGTCAAGCCATGGAGCAAAGAGCCAATGCAGATTGCAGCCTACGCTCATGTCACAGAAGCAAAGCGTGGAGTCAATCTCTACATCAGCACTACAGAACCTGGGCGTATCGGTGAGGCATGGTATGACGAGAAGACTCTTGCAGATAATTACAATGCGTTTACACATGTCTGTAAGTATTGGCAGTTTGCTAATGGATATGTTCCTCCGAGTGGAAAGGTCTAAAAAAAAAGAAAACTTTTTATTGACCACAGATCAAAGATCACTATAATAAAGTTCGCATGAACACACAATCAGACAACATCGGTGAACTTGCCACCGCATTAGCAAAAGCGCAAGGAGAGGTAGGAACAGTTACGAAGGATTCAGCTAATCCTTTTTTCAAATCAAACTACGCATCGTTGGCAGCAGTATGGGAAGCAACTCGTCCCATTCTGTCAAAGCATCAACTAAGCGTAGTCCAGATGCCAAGCTCTGATGAGCGTGGATACTATGTCGAAACCCAGTTGATGCACTCATCGGGTCAGTGGATTCGTAGCCGGACATACATGAAACCAGTCAAGGATGACCCGCAAGGCATCGGTTCGCTGATCAGCTATGCTCGTCGCTACGCACTCCAAGCAGTCACCATGATTTGCCCAGATGACGATGATGGGGAAGTTGCAATGGGTCGTACTGCTCCACAGAAGCCCGTGGAAGCACCGAAACCCGTAGTGAAGGTGGAGACACCCAAGGTAAAGGTAGCCAAGCCTGCGGAACCAGCAAAGGAAGCTGAAGAGAAGTCCAAGTTCAATGGTTCTTCTCACCAAGAACTCTTCCAAAAACTAATGGAAGCTGGCATCACACAAAATGATTTTATGGCGGCACTTCGTCACGCTGGAACAATCCCAGTAAACGCCACGGATTTCTTTCTTATGAAAGAAGCAACCGCTCAAAAATTCTTGAGCGAACTAACCACAACGATGGGAGTTGTCCGTGAATGGGTAGCTCTCGTCAAACCCTAATAATATATGCCGGAATACGATAACACAAACTCAGGCGCTCTCTTCACTAACGTAAAGAAGAGCGAAAAACAACCAGACTTCAAAGGCAAACTCAATGTCGATGGAAAAGACTGGGAGATCGCAGCATGGAACCGCACCAGTCAGGCTGGAAAGCAATTCCTTTCGCTCAAGGTGTCAGTGCCTTACGCGAAAGATACTTCAAAGGATACTGACATCAATCAGGACTTCTAATTCGGTTGGTGGGGGCAGCGAGGTTCTATGGTTTGTCCTCGTTGCCCCCTTAAACTACTATGAAAAAATATCCAGTACTTGGGGTTATCCTTCCCGACAAGGTAAAAAAAGAACTTCGTAAACGCTCAACAAAAAACGGGCGCTCAATGTCAACTGAAGCTGCAAGAATCATCGCCAAAGAACTTGGCATGGAAGATGCTGAATAGGTAGAGCAATGAACACACCAACACTAAAGGGACAATTCAATACACCCAAAGGAATCATAACACGCGAGCAACTTTCGGAAATGCTTGCAGGTAAATACAAGGTAGATATTAAAACCGCATCAAAGCTCATCTCAATCTGTGAGCGAGATGATGAGTTGCACGAAGATGCTCCAAACAATCACTTTGCGCTCTTGGAAGAGGCTTGTGCTATCATTCAGTTTGATCGTGGAGATATTGACGCTAAAGAACTTAAAATGACTATTGTTAAACAAGAATTTGCAGAAGGAACTGAAGAATCAATCCTTGAGGCTGCGCTGAATACTCGCCTTGATAATGGATACAGCAAGCTATCGGAACGCTATGATTTCGGTGAGTTTATGACTCAGTTCAAGCCAAAGGATGGCGTTGTTCCCACACCAGAAGACTATGCTGCAGCTATCGGCCTCGGTGTTGATATGTCAAGCAAAGGAATGTGGCTCGCTGGAGACGGCATCCGTTATCTGTATGCAACTGGGCATGAGAATGTTCTGACGCAGATCGCATCGAGTTTGAAAATGTCCTACAGCCATGTAAGCAACTGGCATCGCGCTGCATCTCGCATTCCAGCGCATCTACGCAATGAAATTAGTCCCACTGTAGCCGTTGAGATCGCTACTGCTAAGTTCTCAGATGATGAACAAGAGAACAATCGCAAAGTTGTGCAACTCGTTGAGCAAGCGAGGAAAGAGAAGTGGTCATGCCAAGAGGCTCGTTCTCATGTTCGCGCAGAGAAGGGTGGGGCAGCAGAGAAGCCAGTAAAACTATCGTGGGTTCAAGAGTTTGGTGGACAAGAAGAACTACTTGTAATTGCTTGCCAATGGTCAATCGGTGGCGGCGCAGGAGACTTGGACATGTATCATTTTGTTACAAAGTTGGTGAAAATTTTCCATCGTCTGTCTGAAACTGCACAGAGTGCAATCAGGTTGGTTATCAATGACCGCATCAAGCAACATGGTTCTCTGGAGAAATCCGGCAAAGCAGGGTTGTTTGATGACGATACCCTACAAGAGTTGCTCAAAATTGCGATGAATGCCAAATGAAAAAGCTTTATCCGAGATGCTACCAGATTGGAGTTAGTGTTATCGAGAGTCCGATCCACCATGTTAACAGGGATGAATTAAACAAGTGTTTGGTAAAGGCAAACTTGAATCCTGATACTTATGTGGAACTTTTTGGTGTGCAAACACAAATTCTGCAAGGCCCATACGCATGGGATGTTGAGGCTGTCCTTGAACGAATGATGAGCGGAAAGCTCACCGGAACTCAGTTATTCATGGACTAATATGCATTACGCACTAAACGCACCAGTACCCCAACACATCTACGGATATGTTGAGAAGCGAATCCTATTCGGCCTTGAGGATGTTAAAGGATATGAGCCATGTGTTATAACAGGTGTTACATCAATACCTGGGCGAGCGATTCACTTCTCCATCCTCTGCGAGAGTGGAGCGCAATGGGCAAGGATTCCGATTCATTGTGTGTTCCATGAGTTGCCGTGCGGCGATCAGAAGCCCGCCTACGAGCTTTTTGATCTTCAGGTGTGGGATTGTATGGGATTAGAATTTAGCGTTGTCCAATACACCTATTTCCGAGAGGTGGCATGCACTTTCCTAAACAGGGATGGCGAGAGTGTTGACGCGCAATACTGGTTCACCCTGGATCACACTGACAATGGTTTCAGCCTATCACCGACACAGCACAAATGTTTTCACCTTTTGAAATGTACTGATGGGTCAGGACAGATTGCAGCTATGCCCAACAACCGGATTTTGTGGCATGATCCCTCATTCGTTAAGCGTGAAGAGCCTCCCCAATACAAAGTGATGGCGAATGTTACTTGGCATGCAGAGCAGCAATACATTGACAATCCGCACGATACAGCATTTACTGAATAAAAATTATGGCAAAAAAAGACTACTACGATGATCCAGAAGAATACTGGAGAGACAAACAGGATCAAAAAGAACGCGATGGCCGAGAGCGCATGCAACGATGGGAAAGGCAGAATCCCAATCATGTTTATGGGCATCCAACCCCAAAAGAAGAGTAATGGGAAGAGTTAAAGGCCAAGATTTAACTCCAAAGGAGCGTGAGTTTTGCAGGTTCCTTGTCTCTGGCGTTCCCGTTTATCGCGCTTTTTTCCAAGCTGGATACAAAGCAACGAACAACAAGTATGCGAGCATGAAGGGGTCTGCAATCAGCGCAAGGCCGAATTGCGCCAAGTATATTGCGGAACTTAAGGAATCTCAGTGGCTCTCAAGTGTTATGTCTATTGCTGAAAAGCGAGCGTTGATGGCAGAGATCGCCAGGTCAAAGCCACAGGACATAACGGAGGAATCTTCTTTTGCGTCTCTCAGCATTGATGGTGACGGCAAGAGATCGCTCCAAGGGCCGAAGGTTTCCGACAAACTGAAAGCAATTGAGCTTGATGCAAAGATTTCCGGTGAGTTGTCGCAAGAGAACGACTCCAGAACACAAATTGCAATCCAGCTAATCAATGACCGGCTTGAGATTCCAGTAAAGGAGGTGAAAGAACTTGAAGAGTAAAACAGGACTTTATTCAAACATCGCCGCTAAAAAAGCCCGCATTGCAGCAGGCAGCGGTGAAAAGATGCGGAAAGCGGGAGCAAAAGGCGCTCCAACAGCAAAAGCATTCCGCGAATCCGCAAAGACTGCGAAGAAGTAAAAGCAAAAGGCCACTCCCGTTAAAGAGTGGCCATTTTGTTGAGTGTTTTATTGTTAACAAGTCCTTTGACTTAATGGGGTATCGCAAACATCTGCATGCTTGGTGATGCGCGTGAAGTATTCCTGGTCTTTTCGTCTGAAAGATAGGATGCTGCCGGAGGTTCCGAGGATGCAACAGTTTTGTTTAATGTTCTCCCGTGCGTAAATCTCAGCTTCTGCGAGAGAGTCGAACTGATAATTATGTGAGGCAGTGGACAAGGTGATCACTTTAGCGGTTCCTCCTCGCACGATCCAAAGCTGAACGGCATTGCATCATGATAAGCGAATCTGAGCCTTCGTAGGCATCGAGGACAGCTTCCAGGGCTTCCATCATTTCGCGTTTAACTGACTCCCTTGAGAGGTGAGTATCCTTGAATCTGAATAGTGGCTTTTGCTTGTGTAGTGTTGTGGTTCTCATTTTTTCTTGGGTGTATAGGTTGATTTGAATTTTGGTGGTTGCTGTGTGTTTGCCGAGGCATTCCAAAGCCGGATATAGGCCTCGATGGGAAGGCAGTGACTGCCTTGTGTGGTTTTGCTGGGTGTTGTTTTCATAGTTTTCTGATGAACCGGAGTGCTGCGATTTTGTTTTTGAGAGCATCCCTCCAATATGAATCGTTGCGCCACTCCCAATGTCTTGATATTGCGGCCATCAAGGTTATTTCAATCGTGTTTTGTATGTTGTGTGGTATCATTAGTGTGTTGGTTTCTGTCATTATCTGACAGTTTCTGGCATGATTGCCAGACTGCTACCCCCTCCGCAGAAGAGGTAGAGTGTCTGACTACTTCCAGAGCTTCCCAATGCGCTCCAAGTGTTGCCACATTGGCTTGTAACGAGGAATTAAACAGACTCTTCCATCTTTGCGAATCCATTCACAGTCCGTCATCTTTCCATCCGAGTCATACCATGCGGAGCAATGACCCGTGAAGTTTCCGTGTATCTTGTGAAGGACGAATGAACCTGGATCGAATACCCCCCCGTCGAATGTTACTTTTTGCATTATACCCCCCTCTTTGCTTTGCAGATTGCGTCGGATGCGTCGGAAATAAAATCCCATATTGGCCCGTCTGGATCATAGTGTTCAGCGTCTCTCACAGCTCGTTTCATGAGTCCTTCCAGTGCAGAGAGCAAATCCGGTGCGGCGGCTATGAGGCGAGCGTTGGCAAGGCTTCCGCTGTGGAGTGCGCAAATCTCGCTTTTGCCGTGTTTAATCAATCCCCATGTTGCATCATGTTTCCAAGGGGCGGGTGTGTGGAGTGTATTATTCATGTTTGTGTTTAGTTTTTTGGGGCATGTATTGAATGAATTTGAAGTGTTCACTCCATATTCATCATAAATGTTTTCAAGTGTGTTCATTTTTATGTTTAGTTTTTTAAGTTTTTAGGAATGAGAGCCAGCGTGTTCCTGCCCTCTTCGATGACATTGCGAATCATGCCGGAAAAATAAGAGCCAACGCCCTTGTGTTTTTTAATGCCAAAATGGTCACGGAAATCACGTGTATTTTCGTGAATACATTGTCCAAGATAATCTTCTGCAATTTCCATCCCGCGAAATGAAAGGGTTGCTTTTACCGCAAAGCAAAGCCAATACCCGTTTTCTATCATTCTTTGCGTTTCCCCCGTATCATCGAAGGAAAAATCATGGTAATTTTCCTCCATTGCGTCAACTGTGACGGTGAAGTTGCGAGTGTGGAATGTGTATATGTTTTCAAGTGTTTTCATTTTTGTGTTTTGTGTTTAGTTTCCAAGGTAGAAATAAATCTTTCCATCGTTGCTTTTGAATATGTTTGAAGGGGCTTGTCCTTCGCTTTGCATTTTCTCAGCTTCTTCCCAGTCTATTTCATCCAAAGAATCAGCGCCTAATTCGCGGACATCGCCGGAAACCCATTGCAAGAATAAAGCGTTCAATTCGTTATCACTCCATGCCGCAATCTCCTCTTTATTCCATCCGCCGCTTTCACGTGCAAAGTCACGCATAGCTTGCAACTTTTCGGGAGTGTTGAGTATTTGAGTGTTTTCAGCTTCCTTCTTTGAAGCGCTCCAGGTGTTTTGACCCGCATTTTCCCCGCCCTCCGCAATTGAGTGCGAGAGGGTGAAACAATTCATTTCTGCTAATGTTGTAATTTCAATTTCCATGGTTTTTATTTGTGTTTTGTGTTGAGTGTTTTATTGTGTAACGAGTTCGGAATTATTTCCTTGCCATTTGCGGAAAAAGTAAACCCCGCATTTTGTTATCCCGCTATTCACTAAGCCGTTGGCATTTGCGGAAACAGCTTTCAGTTTTACCCCGTATATTGGCCATTGCTCGAAAGCAATATCTTTTAATGAGTTTAACTTTTGTGTGATTTTTTTGTCATTCATGGTTTCAAGTGTGTTTGTTTGTTAGAGTGTTTACAACTCCATGCCGCGCACCTAATGAGATGCGCGGTGTTGGAATGTTAAACAATAGAATCCAGCGCCTTTTGGATATCTCTTGCCAGTGTTTTGCGTGTGTTCTCCGCCTGCTTCTCCGCATCGCGCATGATTTTATCAGCTTTCTCGGTTGCGGCTTTAAGCAGATATTCCGCCTGCTGCTTTGCGGTGTTGAGCATTCCATCATGAAGCTTGCGTGTTTCCGCCCAAGAGGGTGTTGGAATGATATCGCACCTCATGTCATGTTCAATGAACGGGATTTGACTTTCAAGCCATGGCCCACAGTATGAGTGAGAGCCTAATTTGTGCGCCAATTCCATGAGCGCCTGGATTTCATCGTGTTTTGTCATGTGTTGTGTGTTGTTTAGTGTTAACCTCGAAAGAATAGCCTCGCTTGTCGCAATAGTGTGTTTTGAGCGTGAAACGGGAAGGATCGTCCCATCCTTGTCTTGTCAAATGATGAGCAACCCACGCTAAAGCCGCTTTTTTGTGGACGGCCTCGCCTGATAATTCGTAAGGGTAGGGGATGGATTTAATCCGCCCCCCGAATGTTGCGCGGATTTTAGCGCCTGCGGTGTTGGTAGCTGGAATGTGTTTTGTTCGGATTAGCATAAGATAAAAATGAGTGTTGAGATTATGAGTGAGAGAGTCAGGAAGAGTTTAAAAAATCGATTCTTTGCCTTGCCGTGTTGTTTGTGAGAGTGAAGCCTGTTCATGTTATTTGAAGCGGGCCTTTTGCTCTTCGGTTCCGTGCTTTGCTACGGCTTCTTTAAGTTTGTCCAGTGCATAAATTTTCCGGTAAACCTTAGCTGGATAAAAGCCTCCGAACATATTCGGTGACCCCTCGAAAATGAGGGCCACTTGGTATTTTCCATCCCTGCGGGGGTTTGATATTTCAATTTTCATGGGTTTTGGTTGTTTTTTTTGTTTTGAATTCTGACATTTGGTCAGACTACGCCCCCCACAGAATAGAGGGCGCTTGTCTAATCAGATGACAAAGCCGCTCGTGTCTTTTTTAGCTTTGCCTTTAGCCTTTAGGGCGATCACCGACCCTTTAGGGTCAAGAAAGCGCAAGTCAGATTGATCACCATCGAAGCATGGAGCGCCTTTCCATGTTTTCGGCATAGTTTTAAATACCGCCGCGACATTTCCCCCTCTTTCCATAATTTCCTCGCAAGCGCCTTCATTATCCTCTTTACGGGAAAATGTCAGGGAATAGTTTGAGGGTAGCTTGCCATCAAGGTAGTCCAACATCCTCGCCCTGTTTGGCGTATAGTCATAAAATGGGACTTCAGGGAATTTCTGCATGATATCCATGTTATGCCATGGAATGTCGCTTGTGCCGTTTAGCCGCACACAGGGAAGCATTCCCTTTTTCTTTGCCTTTTTAATGAGGGCGGTAATGTCTTTTTTAATATCGGCAATAAAGGCGCTCTTATCCTTGAAAAAAGAAAGGGTCTTTTTTAGCCTCGCCGCCTGCACAGTTGAGAAAGCGCCTCGCCCGGCGCTATTCAAACAAGCTAATTCGCAGCCTGCGGATCGATGAGGACAAACCTGCTTTCCACTCATATTAGCGGGAGCTAAGTATAAGATGGCTGTGAGATAGCCTTTTTTTTGGCCTTTGATAGTTTTTGCGTTGGTGTCTACTGATAAGATTTTCATGATTTTTTAATGTGCCTTGATTGGCGATTCATGACATAGCGTAAAGCGTGCCAACTATCGGACAAGGGGGAAAGAGGGGAAAACTATGCACAGCATGATTCATGCCATGGCATTTATTGCCGCTTTTATAGGTAATTCTTGCCGCACCAGGCAGTTCTTGCCTAACGGAAAAGAGGGGTTTTTTGTAAGGCGAGTAATGCCAGGGGTTTGCGAAGAATCGCAGCAAGAAGCGTGCCAAGATTTGAGGACGGGTGAGAAAGGGAAGGGTGAAGAGATTGCATGGATGCATCGCTATATCGCTATATCGCTATACAGCGATACTTGCCATATCGCGTATGGCATAGCTATAATTGCAAGTCTGCTTTTTGCATAGTGCCATTTCCTGTATATGGCGATACCCGATTTATTCCCGCGATGCATGCCATGCACAGCGCCCACAGCATGACAACGCCCCACAGCGCCCCGTATTTTCCAGCCATAGTATGACAGCGCCCATGCAATCAAAGCCCGTTACAAGCCATTCTCGAGAGATTCATTCCACTATCTATTCTTGATGTTATCGGAAGTTATATTGATAGTCAACGAGTTACAATAGGTAGGTAGTATAATCATGCGCCTGGCAATCAACGGTGAGTATCGATGCGTATAGCATGGCGTATGGCATAGAGCAACACAGGGCAGGCGGCGGACGGAGCAACACAGAGCGACACAGAGCAGGAGCAGGAGCAGCGGGGGGGGCGGAGCAGGCACACAGCGAGGCACAGCGAGGCACAGCGGCACAGCGAGGGGGGCGGCAGGGGTGGCAGGGGACGGGGGGCGCAGCGTGGAGCGACACACGGGAAACAAGCCCCTACCTAAAAATATAAAAATAAAAATATAAAATATATCTTTACCTAAACCACTCTCCCTCAATCAGAAGGCAAATTCCCCTATGCTTTTTTGCCCTAAAAATGCCTATATCCTGTTGAGATATGAGAGTGTAATGTTTGCGCTACACTAAGCTGTGGTAATGTCGCATATACGACGAGTTAAGTGCGTTATTCTTGCTTAATGCGTCAAATAAGACACTTTACTCCCCTAACGATGATTTATATGTCATCACCATAAAAACGCATCTAACGCCACCCTGGAGCAACCGTGCTATATCCCAGTAGAGTAGCGTGGGTATATATTTTATGAGTTGGTATTGGTGGTATCTGATTTGCTCTTTCTGATAACATAAGTCATATCGATGCCCTGTCCCTGTAGAAAGCTGAGAATTATTTCTTGGTCTGTTTCCAGTTCTTCGATTTTATCAATTAACCCCTCTGTGTCTTCCATGAGTTCTGCGTTCTGTTCTTTGAGGGATTGGATGACATCTGCTAAGAACTTTATTCCGGTTGTGATGGCTGCTGCTATTTTGACTGGATCACCCTTACCCTTGGCGAGGGACTTGATAGCTCTGTCTAATTCTGACATGACTGGGTTGGGTGTCATGGTTTATTTGCTTCAAGCCTCTTAATGACTTTCATGGCGAGGTCAACTTGGTCTTCCAAATTACTTACCTTATTCTCGGCTATTGCTGCCATTTCTACTGCTGCCTTCCACTTGTTCTCCCACCCTGTTATTTGATTGAGTGCATCGTCGCGCTCGCGCTCCATTTTAGCTACACCTATCTGCCAATGGATTACTGCAAAACGATGTTTTTCAATTGCTTCGTCACGCTCATTGCACAGCTTATTCACTACCAGCATGTGCTCTGTTGCAAGGTTGTCGTATTTTTTTTGAATCTCGTCGCGGCCCATTTGCATATCTAAAATTTTGCACTGAGTATGAACTAATTCAGTATGAGTTCGATGATGCCACTTCTTTTCTTCATCAAATGCCTCCCGCGCATCGGTCAACAGCTTCCGCAACACAGGGACGCATCCGCAATGCTTCTCATCTGGATGGTCTGCCTCAACATGGAGTGCCGCATTCTCCCAATCAGACAGCTCCTGCCTCGCCTCGTCCCGCTCGCGCTCCAGTTTCTGCGCGTGATCCATCATTTCACTATACCGATCTGAAAGAACGCAAGGATTATGTAGTTCGCAATCCAGCGCATCCGTCTCTGGTGTTGGTAGTTCGATCATTTTTCGCCCTCCTGTGAAACATCGTCGGCACACTCCCAACATTTTTGCTCTGGTGAGCAAACTGGACATCTCGCGCCCTCCTTTACAAAAGCCAATACATCCTCTGGATGCGTATCTGCAAATTGAGGGTGTGTTGAAAGTAACCCAACCGCAATGCGTAGTTGCTGCCGCGCCTCGTCGCGCTCTTGCTCAAGTTTTTTATAGTCCTCTAATAAAACGCATTTTAGTCCATCAGCGAGTTCTATTATTTGTGGGGTAAAGCTCATTTCGCGCCCCCCTTGAGTTGGTCAAGCTCGGCGCGGAGTTGTTTTACAGCTCCTGCATCTGCGTATTGCGGAGATACCCATCTTTGGCAAATAGTTTGCGCCCTCTCCGCGATGTAGCGCAGCTTGGAGTTCTTCTGCCTCGCCCTGTCGCGCTCTTGTTTCATCCTCTCAAGGTCAAGCAGGCGCAGGTCAACTTCTTGCAGTGCATCAGCCATTTCCTCCCTCGCCTCGTCGCGCTCGCGCTCAATTCTGCGGGCAAACTCTACTGACACACATTCACGGTCTGCGTTTTCTAAACCAACTGAGATTTCTTTATCTGTCTCCGGTGTTTGGCTACCAGTCATTTTTGTTCTCCTCATAATTTCTAACAGCGTCTCTCAATGCGTTGATGAACCCAGCGGTTGGCTCAACATCTTTCCACGATGGTTGCTCCCACCGATCAATAAGTGCCTTTGCTTTCTCTACAATTTCAGCGCAGAGTTTAAGATGGTCAATAGCAACTTCAAGGGATAGCTCTTGTTTTTGTGTGTTTTTCATTTGTGTGTAATAACTTTAAGGATAAAAATGCATCCAAGTAATGATATCAGTATACCAAAATTAACCAACAATGGAGACAATACCAACCACCAACTCCAGTCAATGAACCCTGTCAGCTTGAGTGTGATGAATATAAGCGTTAGTAGATTTGAGAACGTCCCCCCCAATGATATCGTAGTTTTGTTTGCCATGATCAAGTGTGCCTTTACTTGCCTTTGATTTTATATTCTGACTTATTGAAACTCCAGTCAATTTCATCATAGTTGTCCCAGTATTTCTTTGTGATTGGCCTGGGTTTATCACCCTTACCAGCACCAACTGACTGTGATTTTAGTTCGTTGATTCGCGCTTTTCTATCGTCGTTGTTTTTTAGTTTCATGTTTTCGTTGAAAGTTTCGCAGGAACGGGTATGCATCCCCTTTTCAGACATCTGGTTCCCAAGGTTATGAGCCTCCTTCGACTCCCAGACCTCGATGTGGTGTTCGACCGAGAAATCCCAGTCCATCAACACTCATCCGTATATCATGTCTGCCTGCTAAATTAGTCTCCTCAACCATAGCGTCCTGTGGTTTCATCTGTTGATTCAGATTCGGGCGATGCCAGCGATAAGACTGACAGAGCGGTAACCGGAAGTAGTTTTGATACGGGTTGGGGCGTTAGTCCCAATCATGGTTTCAGTGACGGCCCCATGTAGTGCCGCTTGGCTTTTTGTGCCATTTAAGTGAATCGCTTCAAAGCTTGCGACTGGCTGCATGACTCCATGCTTCCCGTAAATATCAAAGATCATTACCACTGATTTGCATTGCTGGCTCAATGGTCAAGCCTCTGTAGGATTCCTGCCTCTGGCAGAGATCAAGGTTGTCGTTCGCCCACTTATGGAAATGTTGTCGTTAGTTAACATTTCTGTAATGTTAACGATCAGCGACTCCAAGAAAATTGTTTGTTTGTCATATTTTTATTGGTTGGTGAAAGTTGATGTATTCAGTATAAATACCAATGCGTGAAAGTAAAGTTTATTGTTGAACAATAGCTTCTTCCAACCTTGCCATGTGTTTGATGAACTTAATGGGAATCATTGGCGTTGTCCCGTTTCGGTTGTGCGTTACAGAAAGAATGTATGCGTAGGGGTCATCCGATTCCTCTACTGGCATGATCTTTGTCAGGCTATCGCAGTCCATCTCAAATGTCCGGCTCTCGCGGATTGTGTTGTCCTCATTGAGTTGAGCAAGGAGAACTACACATACCTTCAACTCTTTCGCTATGATCTTCGTCATACGACTAATTTCGGCAACCTGCCTCTCTCTATTTTCCTTTTGATTGCTTGGAGTTATGAGTTGCGCGTAGTCCAACATAATAATTTCGCACTTGTTCTCGACAACCAACCTTCTTGCCCTGGCTCGAAACTGGTTCACCGTCATTGATGCTTCGTCAACAATATGGATTGGAGCCTTCATCCCTTGGCCCATAAAGTTAGACACCTTGGCAAAGTCCGCTCTGTTTAGCTTGCCGTCACGAAGATCATTCATTCCAATCTGTGCATGGCAGGATGTGATCTTGTCTACAAGCTCATCTGCGCCCATCTCAAGCGAGATGATGCCAATCGGGACTCCCTTGTCTATAGCTGGCGTTGTGACCATCTGTAGGGCTGCTGTGGTCTTTCCTTGCTTGGCTCTGCCAGCGATGATGTGGACTGTCTGTGGTCTAAACCCTCTTGTTGCCATATTCCATCTTGGGAAACATGAATCGTGTCCTCGATTGATAGCTCCTCCGGTCTTAGCAGCCTCCTCCCAAGCTGTGATCCTGCGGTTGAGTACATCGCTAATGTGAACGGACTCAGACTTAGTAGTCATCATTCCGGTAATTTCGCGGCTTGCATCTTCCTTGATTTCCTCTGGGTCTTTGGATCGATCAAGTGCATCCGCTGCCATACGCTTTGCGGCAAAGTGTATCTTGCGGCGAAGGTAGCAATTTGAGATCGTCTTGAAATACTCATCCCAGTTGGCGGATGTGTAGACAACTGTGTATATGTGGGTGATGTAGTGTTCACCACCGATTCCCTCAAGGAGGTTGGCTGCTCTCAATTCCGAGGTAATTGTTAACAAGTCTATAGGTTTCTTGTCAAAATACATCTTGAGGAGAGTTGTCCAAATGTCTTGGTGTGCTGGATATGTAAAGTGTTCCAGTGTAATAATATCAGCAATTTTGCCAATGATGCGTGTGTCTTGTATGCAGGAACAAAGCAATCCTTGTTCCGCCTCTGTGTCGGATGGTAGTGTGTTTTCCATGGTCAGTGGAAATTATAGCGAGCAACCGGAGAATGTCAACGCATTCCGAAAAGATTTAAAAGGTCTTTTAGATTCTTTGAATCGCTATTCGATACTGGTTCTGGTTCAAATGCGTCAGAGTCCGACTCTTGATTGAATCCCTGCTTGTATGCCACATCGTATGTCGTTTCAAAGAACTTCTTGAATCCCTTTGCAGACATTACAACTCGGCCATCAATAATTTGGTTAAGCAACGATGGATTTTTTACAAGGTAATATTCAAACAATTTTTCTTTACTCATATTTGTTATTGTATATTAATTTAATAAATTATGCCAGCACTAAACCCATATCCATTTTCTCAAAACGCCCAAACCTCAATGAGCCAATCCCAATCTATGATTGAAGAAGCGGCAAGACGCATGGGCATAACACCAGAAGCGTATGAAAATATGATGGCCCCATTATCTCCAGAAGACGCATACGAAATGGGTGAACGAGACAGAAAATATCAGCAAGAACAAAAAATATCATCGGAACAACGTCGAAGGGGTCGTGACGGCGCTGGCCCATCCAAGATGGTAGCAGACTTAAGCTCAAACTATATAAAATATAGATAATATTATGAAAAATTCAATTTCAAACTCATATGCAAGAATGATTAATGATGAAGAGCAAAAGAAAAAAGATCGTGCGAGTGGAAGACTTATGAAAAAATCTGATCTTGAGGGGGTTATTGGGTATGGTGCGGCTGAACCAGGTGAGACATATGTTCCAACAGAGAGAGAGTATCAAAGGAGAAATCCTAATTCCGCTGAATTTAAGGCTGAAAGAGAAAAAGAAAAACAAGAAGCATTTGATCTTCAAAACAAAAAAACGGAAAAGTTAAATAGACTTAAAGCATCAAAACCATGGCTATTTGGATATGGTGCCGGGGCAATGCAAGGTTGATTATTAACTGGACTTTAAAATATGAAAAAATACAACTCACTAAAAGCGTTCTACGATCAACCTAAAGACGGCAAGAAAATTACCAAGGGCCAACAGCAAGGCAAGAAGGGTTTCACAAAAAATCGTGAGACAGGCAAGGTCAAGGCAAGTGCAATGGGAAAGCTGAATTACTAATATGAAACAACCTCAATTTGGAAATTACAATTATTCCCCCCAACAAATGGCGAGGATCAACGCACAGCGTGAAGCAAAAGGCCGCGCCCCTTTAGCAAGTTATAGTGGAGCGCAAGAAAGCTCTGATTATGATAAGTATTATAATGAAATAAAAAAACGATCAGGTAGTGGTGGCATTAAGAAAAGCCAGTATGATATTGATAAAGAAGCGGAGAGCGATATTCCAATTAAAGATCGGATTGGAAAAATGACTTCTGATAGTGCTAAAAAAAGAGAAGAAGAACAATCTGCGTTTAGGGAGAGGTTCCGTAAAAAACAAATGCTGCCAGGTTCAATGGGTGGAATGAAGAGTGGAGTATCCTCACCTACATCCAGTTCTTCTTACGCCAGAGGAATGGCTTGATTTACCTCTTGGTGTGCGTCTCGTAAACCAAGGATACAATCATAATAACCCAGACAAAGATTATGGCTACAGTCTGGTCGTTCATATCCCAAGTATCTTCGCCCCGTTTGGATATGTGCCTCTATAGATTTCTTCATCTTCTTGCTTCACTACGAACAAGGATGGTTTACAACTATGATCCCAGTATGATTTTAGTTTTTGTTTTTTGAACTCAATAAGTTCAACCCCCATTTTCTCTGCAACATCAAGAGCAATAGGATCATTCGCATAGATTTCTTTGTAGATAACTTTTTTTATCTTATATGCAGCTATGGCTTTTAGGCAATCACCGCAAGGTAGAAGTGTAGAGTAGATAACCTCGCCTTCTTCCGGTTTGATATACCTCAATGCATTTTGCTCTGCATGAATAACGTAATTTCTACGCTGTTCTCTGTCCCCCCAGTTCTCTTCAACTCCTTGAGGGAATCCATTGTATCCAACAGAGGCGATGGAATTATCTTTGCGTAAGATTACTGCGCCAACCTTCTTCCATGGGTCTTTGCTTTTCTTAGCAACTGCTTCGGCAATGCCGATTGCATATTCATCCCAGTTCATATTTATGTGTGTTTGTTACTAATTTATATGCAACAAGCGTAGCATATTCATTTTAGTTCATTGGCAAGACTCGCAGGTTTCGTCATCAAGGTTGCAAACACGCTTGATTTTTACATCCTCAAAATCATCTTCAATGTTTGGGATTGCCTTTACCTCTAATGTATCAGGCAGCTTATCAGCCCGTGCAATAGCTGCACTATTGCTATAGGTTCCCTGCGGATATCGTTTGGATAGTTTATCCATGTTGGCATTGATGCACTCTTCAATCGTCATATCCAACTCACTAAGGAGTCCGGTAAGGTAGAACAGGATGTCTCCAGCTTCTTCCATAACATTGTTCAAATCGATTTGCTTCTGATACACGCAATGCTTCTTAATTGCGTCCAGAAGCTCTCCAGCCTCGCCGGATACTCCAACAGCCATGTGGAGTAGGTGGGCCTTTTGTGGCGTTAGCTGGCAGATAATTTCATCTCCAGGCTTAACGATTGAATTTACGAATTGTTGATATGTTGTTGTGTTGCTCATTGTGTGTATGTGTTAAAATATGCTAATCCAAAACAGCCTGCGTCTGCAAGCATAATTGTCTGACCTTCCTTACCTATCCACTCATCTAACTTATTTTTGGTAAGCTCTATGGGATGCCCGTCATGGGCGGGAACATTAACCCATTCAAAGATACGAAGCGTCTTAGCTGCGCCCAGTGCGTTCTTGATGATCAGTTCTGGATCGTCTGTGTGCTGAAGGCAGTTATAAATCCATGCTTCATCGTATCCTTTGGCAAAGTGCTTAATGATTAAATCCTCTCCGCGAATTACAATAGGGGTTATTCTTTTTGCGGCATATCGAGCATATATCCAATCTGGATACTTTAATGGATCAATTACAGTTCCGCGTTGTCCAAGGTTGATAGTCTTGAGCAACATCGATGTTGGCCCACCACCAATATCAATGATTGATTTACCCTCTACATTAAATGAATAGCCTTTCTGTCGCAGTCCCATGTATCGAGCGTAAACATAGTGCTTCTGGTCTTCGTCAAATGTATTGCAACAATCTCCCCAGTAGTTTGATTCAAATGTGTAGTCACTCATACAGCGCCAGGATAAAAGCGTTTCATTGCATTGATGTTATTCCCGTCAGCATACCAACCCTTTCCGGTATAGACATCCATGACATCATCAAAATACTTCTCATACATTGGAGCTACAGCTTGCAAGGTAAAGTTCTCACCGAATGCGCGGCAGTCATGCGGTTTGATCCTATCAATGTTTTTGACAGCATCTACGAAGTCACCCATCGTTCTACAGCGATAGCCAGTAATTCCATGTAGGTTGTTTTCCGCGAAGCTACCCCAGTCTGTCGTAATAGTAGGAGTGCCGGACAACAAATTCTCAATTTGAACTCCACCAAATGGTTCGACATACATACTTGGCAGGAACGATGCCTTGGCATTAGCCATGAGTTTCTTTCTCATAGGAACATCTGCATAGCCTACATACTCAACATGGTCAGGAAGCTTGTATCCTTCCTCCTTCTGTCCGGCGATGACCAGCTTCACTCCTGCTCGCTCCGTAGCCTGTATGGCAACATCTACTCCCTTGCCATTGTAGACTCGGCCAAGGTAGAGAAAGTAATCTTCCTTTTTAGGGGTGAAGTCAAAATCCTCAACATCGAAATAGTTTGGAATTACAACATCATACCAATCTTGATTGCAGTTTCCAACATTCTTCAGCCCACAATAAGCATGGTAGATTGCATAGCTTTCCCAAACCTTCCACCTTGCCCAGTGTCCACCAGCATACCCAATGCCTGGCTCAACACAAATCAAGTCTTGGTGGGCATCACAGATAGGGCGTACGCCAGAACCCCAGAATGGCAAGATGAACTCGTTACTCCGCTTCCGTTTTGCAACCTCGCGGATAGCGTTGTCGTAAAACTTACGATACGCATGGTCGTTGGTATTGAACTTAAAAAAGGTCTTGCGCCAGTCATGTGACCCATAGCTCTCTCGAAAGTCGTCATTGGTAAGTACGGTGACATGTTCGCTGCATTGTAAATCAGAGTCTTCATGTCCGTAGTGTATTACTGTATGACCTCTTTCGGTCATCATTTTTGAGAACTTTAAGACTTTTTGTGTGTACGCGCAAGCGTTAAATTCTTTGCTGGTAACGGTGTGCGGGAGCGAAAGTACATGAAATATCATATATTTATTTTTTTATGTAATAGAATTGTGTTGGTGTTTTTTTTATCAATAAATTAATTCTTGATGGATCAATATTGTAATGTATAGCTGCTTGTTTTCTGCTTTTAAATACACCATGTGGTGTCATTATTTCTTTACCTAAAGTTTTGTTATTTTTTTTACCTTTTCTTCTTTTGTTACTTTCAATAACTGCAATTCTTGTTTTTTCAGATATCTTTTTTCCTTTATTTTTTTCTGAAATTTTTCTTTTTGTTTCTTCGGAGTGAATAACTTTTTTTCCTTTTAATGAGTTGCTTATTTTTGCTCTTGTTTCTTCTGAGTGCTTTTTCCCTTTCATTGGAGGGTTCTTAAAAAGTGATTCGCTAATTTTTCTTCTATGCTCTACTGAAAATGATTGTGAATTTGAGAATGGATTATTGATTCCCTTCATTGATTCACTTCTCATTTTTTTGCAAAACTCATATCTCCTTGAATTATATTGAACGCAATTTCTTGTTTGCATCCAGCAAAATGCTTTTGCCATTTTATAACATCTTTGTGAATTTAACCCATTCCTAAAAAGAAAAATCTTATGCAATAACTTATGCGCTACAAAATGCTGCCTTGGAGTAAATAAAACAGTTTTTTTGTTTTTACCAAATATGCTTTGAGGAAAAATGTGATGTTTTTCCATCATCCCATTTTCATTTGTTTCACATGATGTTTTAATCAACAAAATATATTTTTTGCAGTACTTACGCCAAAGTTTATATTGCATGATATATTTATTTCATATTTTAGGTTTTCCGTCAATCCCAAAACGTGGAATGTGTGTTTCATAGTTCGTTATAATTGTATCATGGTTTCTATATCCGACAAGGTATATCTTAATTGGATATGGTGGTTATGGGTTTGATTGGGTATATTCAATCTCTCGGAAGGTTTGAGATGGCGGCTTCAGGATGCACTTCGCCTGTTATGGAGATGAAGGGCATCCATTGTCATTACAACCTCCCGTATAGGAATCGATGTATGGCACTATCAGCATTAACACTGTTGTTTTTGTCGGGCCGCACTAACACTCAATATTCACCCTCAACAGCATCTTCGCCCATATCGCTATGGCGTGTATTGCGTTTTGGTAACGAAACAGATTTCGTTACCAAAACAATGATTGGTTGGCATGGCTTCATCATTCCAATCAGGTGCGTTCTGCAATGGCAAGTGCAACTAAAGTTTCGTTGCCATCATTTCGGTCATATGTCGCTTACCGATACAGCATCTACAAGCTCCTTTAGGGAACTGCCGTTAGGCTTCATACCAAAAGAAAAACCCGCCTTGATAGTCACAATATCAAGACGGGTTATTGACCAAGGGAAAATTTTTCGCCATGAGCTTTGTGACAACTCAAGTAAGATGTGGAAAATATTATGCAGTTCTTT